ACCAGTCCCTGCTGCGTCATCTGTAGTAAGAAAGCCGGACCATCTAACTTCACCAGCCGTACCAAAAATAGCACCAGTGTAATCACCGATTACAAAAGCGCGTGTGGTCGGTGATGTGTTTAGTGCTGTTACTGTTTGGCGATATACACCGGGTTCAACGTACACCGTGTCACCACTTGTAAAACCAGATGCCGAAAACGCCTTGGTAAACGTAGCCCAAGCTGTGGCAATACTTGTACCAGCAGCAGCGTCACTGCCTCCGTTTGCCGGAGTCCTTACGTAGTACGTAGCCATTACGGAGTCACTTCATCCTTGATGTATGTAATGAACATACCAAGAATGTCAAGCTGAAAGTCTTCAGGTTGACTGTTCCACCAACCATTGATATCAGTACCATCTGGTCCAAAGTCAGCAACTTTGTTGCCTTCCGTGTCATATACGTCTGCTTTTATAATCCAGTTAGGCACAGGTTGTGTTACGCGAATGTACTCTACGTTTTTAAGTATTGTGGTCATCAGGTTGGATCCACCGTTACGTTAGCAGTGTTGGACAATGTTGCAGACCACGCTGTAGTTGAATCGTCTTCTTTAGATACAGTCATAACACCAGACGCTACAGCTACCTTGTTACGCATTGCGCGTAATGCTGATCGAACTGTGCGCTCATTAAGGGTGTCTGTGCCGTCACCTGTGCTATCTAATTTTCTATTCAGTACAGCGTCTGCAATAGTTGTAGCACTAGGAGCAGCACCGCTAGTTAGCGTTCGTGTTGCGTAAGTCCAGATATCAGCAGTATTTGGTGGTGCTGTATATGTGAACGAAGCCATACGTGTAGTAATAGCTGCATCAAGGTTTTTTTGATATGTTCCTGCATAACCAGCAGTCGTGTATCCCGATACATTTGTATTCCAAATGTCAGTAACAGATGGCGGGGCAGTGTACGTAAACGTGGCCATTCGGCTGGTAATAGCTGCATCAAGGTTAGTAAGACCTAGGTTAGTTCCAGCAGCGTAGTCGTACGCCATAATCTGAATGATGGCGTTGTACTGACGGCAAGTGGCTTTCTGCACATTAAGTGCAATCCATCCAAGTGTGTCTGCTTCTCCGGCTGTGAACTCGTAATAGTAAACACCGTTGCCAACTTCAGTAAATGTACCAGCGCCTGACGCAGCAGTCGCACCGTTCTTACTTATTGTAACGGTAGGTGCAGTCTGACCAGTCTTAGGCGTGAAGCCGTCGGTAGAGTCAACCAGTAATACTGGAATGCGTCTACGAGCTGCTGTTGATTCAGATAGTTTGATTTGAAACATATGTCACCCGTTAAACATTGTAAACGATGCTGACGATCCGCCACCGCTGCTGCCAGAAGATTGCGTAAACGTAGTAATGTCAGGATTAATTGCCCACCTAAACGTACCTGACTCAGTCCATGTATTAGTATCTGTATTAGCATCGACTCCAAACATAGGTACATCACTTAGGCAGTCTGCATCTTGCGCCCTGTTAAACGTTAACCTTCCGCAATTCACTGCGTCACCACCAGACGCGATACCAACTAAATATTTAGTACCAGTGTTGAGTGTTTGTTCCGCGTCAAAGGGAATATATATTGCACCTTGTTGATTCCAGTTCATTACAAATGTCCATGCAGGAGCGCCACCGGTAGCAAGACTTTTACTTGTAATTAATGTCGGCGGATAGGACGTTGCATTGTAAAGTCTTAGACTTGCTGTAACAAAGCTTGCATTTGCTTGAATTTGAGTAACAATACCTTGTAATTTATATGTGGCACCCATGGAGGTAGGGACTGTAAACGCAGTTCCAGCAAATCCAGAATTGTTAAAAGGGTTATGTATATTAGATGTGCCTGAAGTTGAAACAGGATAACCATAAGTTTCAGTTGCTGATGCTATACCCCACCTAAATGAATTAGTTGCGCCACTAGAGGATGTGTAACCAAATGGTTGCCCAGAAGTAAGTGTGTAATCACGTTTACTTTGCTGTTGATGTTGCACCACACTTAAACCACCACTCCATGTACCATATGACTCTAATCCAATAGAGTACACTTGCCCCCTCGTAATGGTTTGTGGCGTTGTAAGATTCCACCATGTGAATGTTGGCGTTGATATACCGGCAGTAGTTGTTATGGGATTTGGATCTGTATATAACTTTGTTCCCGGATTCCAATTCTGACCAGAACCGGGATACAACCACATTGCAATACGTATGGGCGGTGTACCAGATGAACTATTTACACACATTCCAAATTGTGTAATAGTCATCGTTTTCTCAGCGACAAACATTATAATTACGTACTGGTTGATTGCACTAAACCCAAAAGATGGTTCAGATCCACCTGCTGGTTGATATGAGGTTCCAAACCTGCCAATGACATCAAGAATCATAATGCAACCACCCATATATCATCAGGGTCACTAATAGAAAGTGAAGCGGTCTTACCTGCTATTCGTTGCTCTGAGTAATCCATAATCAACAACGTTCGCAGTAAATCTTTAATACGTGGCGTAAGAGACTGGCAGTATTCTTGTAACGCCGCATCATTATCAAACACAATACAGTCTGACTCATTCCACCAAATAATAATGCGACCATCTGATAACTCGTCGGCTTTAACTAACTGTGTTGACTCTGAGTACGTCACTCGCTTACCTTCTTAAGAGCCTTCTCAATAAGGATGTTAAAAGCTTGCACAGTTCTAAGACCAAGTGTGCCAAGCAGAAATGATAAGCCAATCATCTGATGGGGTTGTTCCCATCCGATTTGTTTAGCAACCATAGGAGTCAAGTAAATTGCAGACGCTGTACCAGACAATACTGTAATTGCTCCTTGAACTACATTTTTAACCCTCTTCCAGTCAGTTCCTATAAGAGACCCAACAAATCCAGCAAGCAGCGTGTTTAAATCAATCTGAAACTTATCCATCACTTACCACCTAACTGAACTGGAGGAACTGCAAATGGGCCACCAGACATCTTTAATGAATTATCCAATTGCTGCCAAAGCGTAAGCCTTGACATATCGTACCAATCTTTCCAAAACGATCTACCAACTAACGACGGGTCATCAAAGTTCTTTAACGCAAGCTTTGTCGCTGCGTAACATGGAAGAGCTTTTAATAAGATGTCATCTGGCGCAAAGCTGTACGTTCCACTGCCCGTTAGAATTGCAGTAGGTGTACTAGCTCCAGTTAGTGTTACGATAACAGTAGACGTCGGTGTCTTGTATAGCCCAATGTCATACGGACCCGACCTAAACCAATGCGTTGGTGTTCCAGTTGCCAACGTGTAGGATGGATCGTAAGCGTATAGCTCTGGTTCGCCAGTATGTATTAATGCTGTGCCACCAACAGATGCAACTTGTGGAAACCAAATAACTGTGTCTGCGTAAGTTCTGACACGTGCTGATGACGTAGTCAACGCGACGGTTGCTGTTTGATAGCAACATGAACGGCACATCTCATTTGCGCCTTCAATCAAATAATCGAGTAAACCTTCATCAGAAGAAATTGTATATGTGGCACCACCTGCACCAGTAGCTCCATTGCCTGTGGCAATTTCGCCTACTACTGAAAGGTTTGTTTCATTTAAAAGACGGAGCGTTTCATATCGCAAGTCTGTAAAGCCTACAGCCATTAAACAGCTCTCCTTGCATATGTAGCAGCAAACGATTCAACCGCGCCTAGTCTATCTAGATACTCAGTCTTAAATAGTTGCAAGCCATCACCATCGCGCATTTGTAATGCTCTCATGTATAACGTGCAATACACAAGGCAATCGTGTGCTACATCAGGTAAAGGACATTCAGTAGCATCAGTATTAGCTAATGCAGTTCCTGTAGAATCATATGCCCAATAAGCGCCGGGTTGAGCATATCCTTCAACTAATAATCCTTGCGTAACAGCAGCTGCTGGCGGTGGATACAAAATGATTGCATTCATGCCACGCAATACAACTACATCGGGAACAGTTTGTGGTGTACGGTATCTATACTCGTCAACCATTTGATTACTAAAAGAATAAAGAGTCGGTTGAAAATAATCACCTGAATCATCTTTAACTTTTAAAACACGAATCTTATATATGTCTGGGGAACAGTAGTCAGATGTTCCAGCAATAATATCAAGATACCGCCGACCAACCAAACAGTCAGTTTTTCTGGCTATCTGGTTGGCCGACTCAAAAATAATACTCTCTAGGCCAAATGGATCACGATCGGATTCAGAACCAAAATAATGTCGGCCCATCATTCTAATCTTTTGTTTAATTTGACCTAGATTCATATTAATTACCTAGCTACGCCAGTCCTTGCAACTGCAAGATATGCATCACGCAGTACCGCAATACCAGCAGCACTGGCTCCACCAAATGCCGCAAGGCGGATATATGGTTTTGCGGATGTAGCAACAGGAATCATAATCTGTCCACCTACACTAGCTCCTGATGTAGCACACTTAGTAAACGTAAGTGCTGGTGTACCAGATGCAACCACAGTCAAAATTGACAATGGGAACATGTTACTCTTAAGCGTTGTGCCCTGCGGACCCGGATACCGAATACTGAATGTTGTAGCAGAAGGAACAGTCGCAACTTCAACAACATTTCCCACAGCTGCAGCTACAGACTCATGGTTATTACTAAGGTTGATTGTAGTCGCAGCAGTTACAACCAGTAAATCTCCGGGCTGTAATCCATGGTTGGCATTTGCCGTAAGTACAGGAAATGTACCAGCAGCAATAGTACACACAACAGTACCGTTTGATGGGTTCGTACCCGGCAATGTCGTTTCACCTGTGCCAATTGTATTCCAGTTAATAAGGTCATCAGATGCTTGAACAACAAATTGCTGAGCCGTTACAAGTGCAGTTGCTGCACATGCATCAACAATAACAAACATGTCATTTCGGCTTGAATGTCCATGAAGAACCTGTCCATTATTTGGAACGTCTTCAGCATATGGAGCGCCAGTACCAACAGCCGTTTGTGTGTATCCACCCCACGCAAGTGGACATGAAAACACTTGGTTAGTTGCTGTATTACCAGTTGGTGCAGCAGTACCAGTTAATCCAACAAATGACGTCGTAAATGACGTAATGTTAGTTCCGGGCACAGCAACCGTTCCGGCGGATGCACCAAGTACACCAGATCCAAAACGGAAATTCAATTTAAAATCTCTTGCCATAATTTCTCCTTGTTAAGCTACCTTGAAGTTCAGGCGTCCAATTGCACGGGTGTGTGGAATCCAAAGGCCACAACCCCACTCAAAGAGAATGTTGTGCATAATGCCGTTTTCTTGCGATCGACCAAGATTCTCTGGCTTGAATGGCTTTGGCTGCCAACCCTGTACATATCCAGTCCCATAACGAACTGCATACATTGTTGTAGTATTGGTTACTGCAGCTGTACTACCATCAGAAAGAACAGTGGTAGCTGGAAGCGATACGTCGTTTGGAATAACCGATGTTAAACCATCAGACTTACGTCCAACAACACGAATCTTTGCATTCTTGTACATTTCAACTGGGCGATCGTAGTTGTCTTGAGTAATATCAAAGCCACTACCAATTCCCATAACGCGGATGGAAGCTTCAATAATACGCTTACCAACCTCGGACACATACAAGACGATGCCATCACCATCTGGTGCATTCATGTTGTCAAACAATGTTTGAATGTCATACATGAAGCGGTTAGCTGCACCAGATCCAGCCGTAGCTGAAGATGTTGCAAGTAAGTTAGCAAGAGACATGTTCGACGCAGCATTGATTGTCATGTCAGTAGCCATGTCAAACTGTGCAGCATTGTTTAGACGATACTTAAGTCCGGGGAAACAGTCAGGAGAGTTACCCGGAGCAGAACTTGTTGGGTCGTTATTAATGAACTTGTCATTAAAATCATAACTAAAACCCTCAAGGAACATCTGAACCTGTGCATCAACTGGATCAATAATATTGTTAGGCTGATCAAGCAGAACCTTATCGATTGTGATCTTGTTACGCAGAAGGAACATCTGCTCTTCATACTGCTTTGGCTTACCTTTAACTGCCTGTGGTTCGGAGTTAATGCCGGTCCAGTTGGGAGTAGGAATACCACTGTTGGTATATCGCATACCAATCTGTCGTAGAGATGGAGATGTATAGAAAGGAATATCCTTTACAGCATTCCAAGTCTGATGCAAACTCTTGGTGATTTCTTTTACAAGCGGGTCGTTAGACAGGATTGCCTGATCCGCTAATGTAAGAGCACCATTGAAATCAATAGCCATTTCTTAGCCTCTCAAATACCGTTATTACTTCTGCCAATACCCATTAATCTACCAAAAACTCCACCAAGCCCACGGGTTGGCGTTGCTTCTTGTACAACAGGTTGTGCAGAATCAGAAGTGTCGATTGGGATAGGTACTTGCTTTTGCGCTTCGTATAAAGCAGCAAGTTCGGGTACAAGCGATTCTGCAAGATTTGCAAGTTCAGTGTGCACGTATGAAACAGCTTCAACAGGATCTACACCACGTTGAACTAAATTGTTTACAATGTGTTCGCCACGTCGTGCATATGGATACTCGCGAAAAGCTTGCTCTAAAGACTGACTGCGTCGAGTTGTTTCAACTTGTGACAGCAGCTCGTCATATTTCATACGTTGAATTTCTAGATCTGCTGAAATCCTAGCTGCATCTTCAGACAAAATATTTGCCTGTGACATGTCTAAGTACTTCTGCCGAATCTGATCTTCAGTCGCTTGTTGTTGTTGTTGTGCCCATGCGTTCTTTAACTCTTGCCCTGACTTATATCCGTCAGCTTCAAGAGCAGTAATAACATCAGCCCATTTTTCATACTGAGCGTTGACTTCTTTAGCAGCTTTAGCCTGTTCATTTACTTCACGAAACCTATCGTAAGGTACGTTTTCTGGAGTCTTCTGAACAGATAACGATTCCGTTAACTTCTGCCTAATTAACTCCTGTGGATCAGGAGCAGCAACCTCAATATTATCTAACCAAGAAAAGTCTAATGTATCTGACGCATCGTCTGCATTATTTAACGCCGGTGCAGTTTCAGGTTCATTGGCGTATGAACTATCGCTTGTCAATAAACTACTAAGACTAACGTTGTCTGACGCCTCAGCTGGTGAGTCTGAGGTGCGCATCACCATCTCTTCAGACATTTTAACTATACTCCTTCATTCTGATTCATGCCAGACTCTGGTCCTAAATCATTCATAGCAAACTGTTTTCCAATATCAACCATTGCGTAATCCTCATTGGACTGCGCCTCAAGTCCAGCCTTTGCGGTTGCCAACGCAATGTCTGCCTCAAGTTTTGCGGCAATTTCTGCCTTAGTTTTTTCTATTTCTAATTGTGCCTTTGCTTGTTCAACTTGCATGTTAAACTGCAGGACTTCTTGTTGTTGTTGCATTTGACCAGCTTGCGCTTGTTGTTGCATCATCATCTGTTGCTGTTGTGCTTCAGCCATCTTTTGTTCTTGTTCATCAAGATGATCAAGAATCTTAGTTGTCTCCGGCATGTTAACTAGTTGAACAAACAATCTGTTGGTAGCAGGATCCATAGGGTCACCAAAGACACCCATCTGGCGTAGGGTTGCGTACTTGTTTAATCGTTGGTCTGGTCCCTCATCCATACTAGATCCGGGTACATAAACAATCCTATACCGACCACCATTGCGCAAAGCATCAAACCGCATAACACCTTGTTGTATCTGGTCTCTAGGGAGCATTCCTCCCTCGATGTTTCCAACAAAGGGGACAATCGCAAACTGTTCAATTAAACTTACTTCCCATTCTTTAATATGCGCATTACTGATTTCAATGTCAGCTCTCACATAAGAGTGCTGTGTATTATCAGCCTTTTGCAATAACCTAACAGACTCCGCTGGCGTACCTGCTTGAGCCATACCCTGACTAACATCATGTAATCCAGCAACATCCATCATGTCCTTTTCAATCATTTGCAATAATGGAAAAAGATCAGATCCAATGCCGGGTGCTCGCTGAACTGCTGGTGGACGACTACCACGATCGTAATACACCTTTCGGTAAATACGATTCTTGTCTTCTACGGTGTCACTCTCTTTGTCATATGCATCTGCACCAACTCCAGAAAGTTTTTCAATTAATAGGTAATCTTTTTGTGCCTCGAACTGTTCAAGTAAACGACTGTATATACGATTGTATGTACTTTGTAATGAAACAAGATCAAAACCTAGGCTATATCCATACGGAGTACCGGAACGTGGTTGCCATCGTAATGGAATAAAAGGAAACGTATCCTTTTTGTTGTATGGCCAAGGCCCAGCATAGAGTAATGTTGATTGCGTCGCAACTATGTAGCGTCCATTTACATACAACTTAGATGGTTTTTCCCAGTACTCATATACAACAGCTGCGTTTTTACGTTTCTCTGTAGAGTTTAAATGTGCAGATGCAGGTGGAACCCAACCTCTACCTCCAGCATTAGCACCATCTAAATAGGCATCTACGTAACCAGAGTATTGACCCGTTAATGCATCAGCCTCTACACGCTTACCAACTTCACCGTAAGAATCGACAAACCATGATAGCGGTTTAATCATGGCGTGAATCATCCACCGAATATCATCATCTCGCTTAGCAGAAGGATCAATGTAAACATCAAATGCCGGAAGGATTTGTTCGACAACATCTCCAACTTTCATTTCAGTATGACCAACTACACTTTGTCCATCAACATCTAACTGTGGAACAACTTGAGTTTTACGACTATCCCAGAACACCTTTAAAAACGATGTGCCACAAACACAAGCCCATCGCACTCGCTCTTTAGTTTGTGTCTCCCGACTGAACTTGCGATTGTAGTGTTTAGCTATAAAGTTTGCTTCATCACTTGCAGCTCGATCTTGCGGACTGTCTGATAATGGAACAGCGGTAGCATCTGGAGCACACTGTGTTAACTTACCTACAACTCCATCAATTAATGGACGTAGTTTGTTAACCGTCATATATCTATTTGGCTCGTTAGGATTTTGAAGGCGAATAATGTTTCGCCCTTGACTACTAATGCGTAACCATTGTCGACCTTCAAAGAAAGCTGTAGCTAATGCCCATTCAAGTTCCATATCAGTTCTTGCTCTTTGGGCACTATCAAATTGCTGCTGTAAATATTTAACTACCTTCTGTGCTTCTTCAGGCTCGTCTAACTGGTTGACCTTCCAGTCTTTAGGCTTGACATCTAATTCAAGATTATCTTTATCTGCAAGACGTGGATCTTCAAGTGGAGCTGAACCAACAGTTCCTTCACTCGGTGGTTTTTCAAACGCAGAGATGCGTGGTCGATTACCCCTAACAGCAGATGATAGTTTACTGATGTCGTACATTACAGCCATCCCTCGCGATCATATATTTCTTTTGAGTATATCTTTATGTTTTTAATGTCATTCAACAACTTACACAAGAAGACTCCGGAGCCAGCAGAAACTAATGTGCATAGCAATATCAATACTTCAATTACAACCATTCATCTAACTTCCGTTCTTGTAGCCACTTTGGTTTGTTGTTTTGATTTCGCTTTTCTTTTTCATCTACTTCAGGACAACGTACTGGGTGTTCTCGCCACATTAATCCATATCGAAAACTATCAATGGCGTGGTCGTTACGTGTACCAGAATCAATTTCATCTGCATCTTTAGTATGCGTCATCGTGTCAGACAACTGTTTGATTAAATTCGGGCAACCAGATTTATTAATAGTAAGCTTTGGTCGAACTTGACCATCAACCATTTCACTAGCCATCAACCATTCCTTGACCCTACTCCATCCAGCCTTTCTGTCTTTGACAGCTCGTACTGCTGGCAGTCCGCGTTCCCACCAGATTTCAACTGGGTATTCACCTACTCGTTGATCAACCTTTTCAGGCGGAAACGTACTTGCCCAGTCAAAAGCAATTGCTTCTAACTTAGTATTGTACGCACCGTGAAGCGCTGTTTTAATTTTTGGTTCAGCAATTTTATATTTAGTCAACAGCTCTAATACGCCATCTACTTGCATACTGCTAGTCTTACCTGCCTCATACCATTCATGCAGAACATATACGTTTTCCCGTTCATCACTTGCATACAGAATAAAACAAGCTGGAGCACCAGTACCAAAGTCATGGCTCGCCCAGAATCGCCACCATGGTTGCACCTCAATATAATCTACAACATGCCAATCTTTACCATTACTATCAATCGGCTTAAACTGCGGAAAGAATAAACCACCAACACCAACATCGTGTTGACACTCACGCAAAAAAGATATCAAACCAAAGTCATCTATTTCTTTTTGGCAAACTTGTATGTTCTTGTGTTCCCATGCTGCATTGCCAGACGTAATCTTCCATCCCATACGTCCGTCTTCTTTTTCAACAGGTTCATACAGAAGATCGTAAATCGCAGGAATGATCGGTGACTGTATACGATCTTGCAACATATCCAACTCGCCAGACAGAACACGTGACATCACACTATTTGCGTGGATTCGGTTCTGTACAAACACAATAGCGCAGTCAACACTTTTAGCTGGCAAGATAGTTGCCGTGATTGTCCTAATCTTTTTTTCAACGGCATTAACAGAATCATCGAGTTCATCAATATCATCAAGGATGATCATGTCTGGTCTAAGGTGGTCAAGTTTAACACCACGTGCGCCAGTGTCTAGCCCAAACGCAAGAACGTTAAACCCGTTTGCAGTACGTAATTTTTGTGCGTTCCATCCTCTAGAAAAACCGTACTGGTTTACAGCTCGCTCAATACCGCAACGTTCCATGACTGTTGCAATATCACTAACGTGTCTATTAGCAGCATCTTGCGTTGCACAAACATAAAGCAAAAATCTACGAGTTGCCTTGACTGCCAACCTACTAGAAATTAATTCCATAGTGGTTGACTTACCGCCACCACGAAACCAACACTCGATTAGTGCCGGAGGTGGATTACCATTTTCTATACTTTCAGCCCAGTTCCATGCACGTAGATGATGGTCTCCCATTTTTGATGGGGCTGATTGTGGAGCGTAGACACGCAACCAATCCATAAATGGCATGTCGTGCCCTTGAATTGGATAGGCTGTACCTCCGTCAAATGCACCATTGTCAGCGTATTCATTTAACTCACTGGTAAAGGCTTCAAGTAACGCAATTCCTAAATCTTTACCGGGTCGCACAAACCTCTTCAAGTTTCGTGGAGTAGCTTTTGTATTAATCGATAACTTCTGCATCTTGTATGTCCTCGTCTATATTTTGATGCACACGTAATACTTTCTGTACGCCTTCTGATATGGCGCGAATTAAGTCTGGATCACGAACGGTTTGTTTTACAACGCCAAGCACTTGCATAATTAAAGAATAAGCTTGATCCACTTCTAACGTATATGACTTAGCGTGTGCCATACGTTGTTCAGTTTCAATAACATCTGCACGTTTTTTAATCAGGTCAATGACTGCATCACTAGCTTTATCAGCATCAATACCTTCATTAATTAACTTGCCAAGTTTTTTAAATTCTTTGTCAAATGCTTCTTCTGGAGAAGCTTTACAAACACTGTACTGATCGCGCAATAATTCATAAAGATCAACGCTAATACCATACGATGCTGCCTCTGCGCGCTTATCTAAAACAGCAGTAATGTAGGCTGTGTCATCACGTAAAGAATATAATTCTGGATCATTACGTAATGCTTCAATCTTATCTAGTAGTTCTGGAGCAACAGTTGAAAACCGCTTGCGTTGTTGTGACCAAAGTCCAGTTTTGAAAATAGGAGAGTCAGCACCCGCTAATGTCTTCCCTCCGTGAAACTGACAAAAGTCACGTCCCTGAGTAGCTGGCTTACCGCACGATACACCATCACTAATTGTTGCACGACATAGTTTTATCTTGCTCCCATTGACACCATCAATGTAGCGATCAATATCCGTACTCATAATAACACTATACTGTACTTACCTACTTACTTACTTACCTAATAACCAGATTTACCATGCTTGCGACCTAACTCACGAGCAGCACCGCCAACAGCGCGATTTATAATATTGCGTGGATGTTTATCTGAAACAAACTGAGCAGCACTTGTAACCTGTTTATCAACTGCCTTTACACCTTTTTGCACTGGACTACCATAGTAACTTTTCGGCACTGGTATACGATGACCCAAGTCAATCCCTTGGTCTGCAAACTCATAAAGCATCGGATCTACAAAGTAGGATTGCGCAGCATCTTTAATTTGATTTGCCACAAATGAAGTAATAGGATGAGTTACAAGAGAACCTCCACCAGTCTCAGGTGCTAGTGCTACATCCAATCCAGCTAAGCCCATTTGTAATAATGCATCGGAAGCCCAGTTTGTACCTTCTGACATTGCATTACCTACTGTGGCATTTATCTTATTTCGTACACCCGGTCGCGTTAAACGGTCTGCGTGATCTGGTAATCGATTCCAAAAATAAGACCCAGCCTCACCCATTAGGCGAGGCCATGTCTTTTTATTGAAATTTTCTTTCACTAAATTGGTTGCATATTTTGCAAAATCAGAGTCCACGTTGTTCACGTCCTTCTCGTTTACCACCAAGATACTCGTCACGGATAAGAGCAATCAATGCCATTGCAAAAGCAATGCTGCCTTTTTTAGCACCAGTCTTAGTTATGCCACTCCACCCTACTGCTTCAGCATCTTTAATGATCTTATCTTGCACGTCTTCTGGTATTGCTACACCTTCAGGACTTCCTGTGCCAGATTGAACCTTAGCCTTGATGTCGGTTGCAAATCCGGGTCTTGCCGTGTGGCCACGTAATCCCTCTTCCTTCATCTTTGCAGCATCAGTACGTACTTTACTAATCAACATTGCAGTAATTTCTTTTACGTCCTTAGTACTTAATTTCCCAGAACGGAGTTGATCAATAACATCAACGTAATCTTTTCGACCTATCCAGAAGTCTCTACCATCAACTCTAAAACCAAGTCGATCTCCTTGCTTTAATGGAAAGTCTGCAACTGCTTTATCACCATAGTTAGGGAATGGTGGCTCTATTGCTTTCTTAATTTTTGCTGGATCAACAGATATTTTTGCACCGACATTAGCTTTGCCAATACGTTTAGCTAAATTCCACGGCTCAATTACAATGGAACCATGTTTAATATGATCACCCTCAAATGTACGTGTCGTCATTTCTCCATTAGAATCCGTAAATTTTTCAGTCCAGCCTAAAACTTTATATCCTGCCTTTAATTTAGGTTCTTTATCTAAACCGGAATCATCTTTTTCAAGAAAGTCAACTGTTTTTGCAGCAGTGTTTTTCTTTCCTTTGTCATCAACAATAGTGTAAGTCCTACTTGTTGTACTGTTTCTCAATACATCAATATAAGCTGTTTGCTTATTATCAATTTTGTAGAACAGTCCCTTATAAAAATCTGAGGACTCAGGCTTGTCGGCTTTTTCTACCCACTCAGGTAAACGTACAGCTTCTTTGGCTGTCAATGTAACAGGAACTACATATCCTTCTGGTGTAACACCTAATGTCTTACGATTTGCTGCCACCTCACCTGCAATAGCAGCTTCGTTATTACGTGGACCAGCCCATGCAGGGAAGTTAGCAAAAATCCTATTACGTTCAGCTGGATCTATATTTGCATTGTAAACCCATTCAATCCATTGATTAGGTGACATCTTGTCATAACGACTAAACATGTCTGCCCATACACCACGACTAAACGTATAGTTCTTCGTGTCTAATCCTAGTAATTCGCCAAAGTCCTTTTCTTTCTGTAGCCACTCTTGGTCTTTCTTAGATAGCTTTTTCAACCACGACTTGTAATGTTCTTCGTCTACATTACCAGCATTAACAGTTGTAGGTATGTCATATCTAACGTAATGCATAGCACGTTCACCAAAGATAACGTTGAATGCATTACGTTCTTTTTTACCAATTGCTGTTTGTGCAATTTCTGCTTGTTCTCGTCGAACAGCTGCGTCATACAACACGGACATTGGATTAGCACCAATAGATGGTCCATTTTTCTTAAACCAAGTATTACCTGCAGAGGATAACAACTCAGCTCGTTTCTTTTCGGTTTCTGTAGCTGACCCATTGTTAACTTTGTCTTGCAGTGTTTTATACTGAGTAAAGAATTGCTTAAAGTCAATATCCTTGCGTACATTCCAGTTAGTGACAATATTTTTTGCGTCAGTAAATTCCTTGCCAGTTAAATTGTTTAACGCCGTATTGATTGCTGTCTTATTACCAGCACCATTTACAGATGCAATCACTTGTTCTAAACGCGCTCTAGTAGTAGACGCCTTAGCAATAACAGTTTGATCAGTCGAATATGTAATCTGATCATCCAACTTCTTCATGTATGTATTTAATTTTGCTACCACCGATAATTGCAGGTCTTTAAAATTTGTAGAAGCAGTTAAAGCAACTGGTGGTTTATCCTTTGATACAGTTGTTAAAATACTTTCGACAATGTTTGTCTCCGGAATAGTGCGAATTACTTTTCCATCTGCATCTTTAATCTCACGTAATTGCACACCTGCTTTTTTAGCTAATTCAATATCAGCTTGTGTATGCTCTCGGAGAGATAACTCATCAGCGGTTAGGTTAAAGTACTTCTGTAGATCTTCTTGTATTTCTTTTGGCGTAAACACACGACCCTGTGAATTACTTGCAACTGCCTCAATACGTTCAGCAATCTTCTGGCGCAATGAACCAGCAAACTCATCAGCAAACTTAGCTTTGCGATTAACTTGAATAATTTTTTCAAGATATTTATCAACATCACCAACACCAGTAAGATTTTGCCTTGCTGTTTGCATCAATGAATCTAAATTAGCTTTATTAGCTGTTGATAGACTATCTTGTGATGTCAAATTGAGAATGTCTTTTAATACTCCAGACATAGGAGTAGCTTGACGGCGTCTGCCTTTTTCCGCTATAGCACCGAATTTTGCATCTGGAGTCTTCTTGTTAATTGCAGTATCAATACTTGCAAATGATTTAGTTACATCCACGAGGTCATTCTTAGATTTAATTAAGTCAGACTCAACACCCGTAATAATCTTTTGCTTGCCAGTAATAACGCGATTGTTATTACCTTCTGTAATTCGATCTTCAGCAATAATTGTGACGTCAGAAACATATCCCGTCTTTTCGTTCTTCTTCCATTGATACGTAAAACGCATATTTGGATTTAACTGAACACCTATTACACGACCGCCCTTGTCTTTTTTCTCAATGAAATAATTCATTGGAGGCATCATTAAGTCACCGGCATCTGAAACTGGCTCATCCAATTTATATTTGTTGCCAGCAGGACTTTGAACAAAGCTTTGGAAAACTAACCTTCGCTCTTTTCCAATAGCAATATTATTTCGATCACCAGCTTCAAATCTACGAACGTTGGCCATGTAGTACCAACGTTTCTCCTCTGGGGTAAATGAGTCAAAGCCTCTAGCACTAAGTTTTTGATTTAACTTTTTAAAGTATTCTCGTTCAGCATCAGATGCTATATCAGAATCTAATTCCTGCTTCTGTGAATCAGTCCATTCTTCTTTAGTAGGAGGCGCACTAAAAGACTGCGCTAACTGTTTGAGGTTATCTTTTTGCCCATCAATTTTACGATTCAAGTCAACAATGCTTTGTTGATTTAAGCCAATAGCTTTAATAGCATCTTCTTTTGCAGCACCTGTACTTGTTGCAGCAACTTTACGCAAGTCACCAATACGGGTAGACAGACCATCAATTTGTTCTTCGTATCGTTTAATCCTTGCGTCAGCTTGACCAGCTCGTCGCATAAAGTTAGTTTGCCAGCTTGTTACAAACACTCCATAAGGATCATTGCGTTTACGATACTCAGCTAGAAGTTGATCTGTCTTGGTTTTAGTTGCTTTAATCTGATCGTCTGTTTCACCTAATGCTTTCCGTGCTTCAATCAGACGTGTTTCACCATCAGCAATCGCTTTCATCCGTTCTTCTTCGGATTGCTTAGATGGAGGTACACCTTTCTGAGCTGACATGACACGCATGTAATCTGTGTACTTGCTCAACAGGTCATCTACATCGCCATCAGTAACAGTTCCACGAGTCCATTCAAGGCGTGATGATTCTTTCAATTCATCTGAGATATTAGTTACAGCATTTAAAAATTTTGCTTTATCTCGTGGCGTCATCGTAACGTTTTTCAACGAGTCGGTTAACGCCTGTTTAAATGCATTTGAAATACCTATTGCAAAACTCTTGCCACCAATACCTTCATTGTTTTCATCATTGGCATATTTTAATATGGCTTTACGCCCAGCAAACATTGCTGTATCCATAATGGAAAGACTTCCATCAATAGATTTAATTGCAGCGCTTTCTGTGCGACTAGACTTACCACCCTTGCCACCAGTGTCTCCCGGTATTGCCGATGCATTTGCAACTACTGTTTCTGCATCTGTAGTAGGAATAAACTTTTGATTACCTTCTGCATCGATGTTTAATTGTGATGCAAATGTAGATAAACGAGATGGACTTGCACTAATCATCTTCTGCAAGATTGCAGTTTTCAAATCAGTTTTAGATAAGTCAGATGGCGTAATGCCAAATGTTTTTGTGTACCATTGATCTTGCATACCACCACGTTGTGCAGTAGCTGCTGTTTCAAGGCGTGATGCATAAAGACCAACTAAAGTCTTAAGTTCACTAGGCTTCATATTGATTTGCCCGGTATAAGGCCTACCTGTTAAAGCACTAGCAGTTAACTTATTTAACTCACCACGATAACCACTGTCTGTTTTTGCGTGATCAAGAATTTGCTGTAATACCTGAATGCGTCCTACTTGATCGTCGCGTGTAGGTAATAGTGGAGCATAGTAGTCTGGCGTTCCGTCAGACTTCTTTGCAAATAAACTACCCTTTGACTCTAGTGTTGAACCTTCAAGACTACGAGCCTGAGCAGCAATGTCGTTAACAACACGACGGCGATTATTCCATTCGCCTTGCTTCTCTTGTGGGATAACGCCAGTGATTGCATTAAACGCATCAGTTAATAGGTTATATGTGTTAGTGGCAACGCCAGACGTTTTTGCTCCACCGGTTTTCTGTAAACGTACTGCTTTTAAATCAGATTCAATCTTAGGGACAATGTCACTATCCATTGAGTAATCAGATAAACCAGCGTCAACAAATTCTTTGATTTGTTTAGGGTCAGTATATATTTTCTGTGCAGCTTGAGTTAACTGTTCAGTACTTAAACCCATACCTGCAGCTAATCCACCTGCAAGTGCTGCACGTGATTGAATCCGACCTGTTGCAACACCTTGTACTGTCGTTGCAGCAGCACCCATTCCTCCACGGACATTAGATGATAAATCGTAATACGATGCGTCTTGCTGCTGTGCAAGATCCATATCTCCAACATATTGTCCCGTGTCATCAACGCCGAATAAAGCACCTACACCTTTAGGTGATAACCCAGAGTAGACTTTCTTACGTACGTTTTCATCATCTGGTGCTAACTCAAATGCACGTGCAGTATCAGGACTTAAATCACCTGACACATTTAATGCAGAACGTAATTGACGTCGCATTCTTGATGGGCCAAACACGTCACGAATTTCTTCTGGTGTAACTACGCCATCAAACTTTTCGCTACGTTGTGTTGCTTGAATTTGTTTACGTGTGCGCGAAACTAAATCGCCAGCTTTTGCTTGATTGAAGAATCCAATTCCATCAAGCTGTCCATACGCATCATTAATTAAAGCGCGTCCTTGTGGCGTACCCATGAACGCCTCAATACGTGCATCACGAGACCCTTCCGTCACAGCAGCGTTTACATCTTTAAATGCGCCTTTAAACACAGACAGTGTACGTGTCGCGCCTTCTGCGTCAGGCCCACCTGATTGTGATAACTGCGTCAATTCACTGAAGTGATCTCTAACGTAATCAAAGATAGCTGTTCCAACTAAACGCTTTTTAATCGTTTCTGGATCTAGCTCTTTAGCCATATCTGCACTGGCTAACGGCGTAGGCTTAGCATACGCATTGATTGTTTTAGTCTTACCAGCAACAAGTCGCTGAACACTCTGCTGTTTGAAATCTTCTGGGTTATAGCCAGATATTTGTTCTAGATAACGCTTTGCGTCATTTGCCTTTTCATTGTCACGATTTAAGGTAGCTTGAGTTAAATAAAGTAATCCATCCGCATACGTCTTTGCTTGTATTTGCGCTGCAGGATCTGGATTATTGCGTAGGTCAGTAGCTTTTTTAACGAGTGCCCTGATCGGCATATCGTTCATTTCAAAAGGCTTGTCAGCATCTGGGCGAGTCTTTAACCATTCATTAGCTGTATCTAAAAACTCTAACCCATATTTAGGCCGACCTTTATTTTGTACTCCAACAAAGGTAGACAAGTCATCAGCATCCTGCTTTAAAGAATCTACATTCCATTTTGCAGCAGGGTTTGCAATGCCAGTGTCCATACGTGGAGCAATGTCTGGCAGACCAGTAACAGGTTGTGGACCTTTAAGAAGTCCTTTTAAAAAGGCGTCAGCTGGATTAAGTGTAAGTCCACCAATGTTCATTGCGCCCAATGGATTAGGCTGAACAGGTCGTGCTTGTGGTTGCTGTGCTACAGGTGGTATTGATACCGGCTGTGCTGGTTGCACTTGCGGAGCCTGTGGAACAACTGGTGCAGCTTGAGGCGTTGCAACTGGAGGAATAGAAACAGGTGGTTCAACCTTCTTCTCTTCATCCGTGTTGTTAGCCCGAACCATACTTGATAACAGTGACGCCATAAATCTATCCTTAATTACATTCCCATGGGACCCATTGGTCCCATACCGCCACCACCCATAGGAGGCATCATCGGTGGAACTGATCCACGCTTTGGCTTACCAGCCTTACGTGGTGGGCGAGCAGCAGCCTTCTTCGCTGGTGGCTTTGGACCCTTTGCCATGCCTAACAAGGCAGCCATCCCCATTGCTTTACCGCGAGCAGCGGCAGGATTTTTCCTCATAACATACCTCTATTTAACTCTATTGAGTCGTGGATTTCTCTTCTTAGCCGTTGCCGATGCATTACGGGTAGAAGACGCTAGGATTGCTCCAGCGGATTTTAAAGATACCCCTTGCTGCTTGGAGATCTTTTGTTGTACTGATTTAAAACCGGGGTGCGTTTTTGTTGCCATGTTCTTTTTTCTCAATCTTGAGTAACGCAGACATAGTTGGCTTGTTTTTTAATTTGTGCTCACGTTTTTCCATTGTCAGTAATTGGTCTTCTGTAGGCAATTTACTAAGATTGTGTTCATCTTTCTCAACAGAAAAAAGTTTTTTACGTGACAGATGATTTACATACTTGTGCATCTGGTTTAGCATAGCACTAGCAGTTCCATGCGCGTAAGGATTTATTGATTCGGCTATTAGGATCGTTAGCTGTTTTTGCGCTAGTCCTAGATTTCTTCATTCCTTCCATGCGAGCACAGAATGACTTGCGACGTCCAGCATCCTTTGGCGTCTTTGGGTTAGGTGCAGGTGGCTTTAAGTTAGCCCCTGTAGTTCGTTTGTAATGCGCACGTCCAGCTGAATTTAAACCACCAGCTGGATTCTGGAATTTCTTAACTACTCCCATGTGTAGCACCTCTGCGACTATCATACACTAGTTGCAGAGGCAAGACATTACTTGCGGTATTATGTGATTACAATGGAATTATCTAAGCGCGAAAAAGAAGTTTTGCTGTTAGTTGGCAAAGCAAAGACCTCAAAAGAAATAGCCCTCGAACTAAATATTAGCCCAAGGACTGTTCACTTTTATCTTGAAAACGCTTACTTTAAACTTGGAGTAAGTGGTGTTGGTGCTAGGCAAAAAGCCTACAATGTTGCACTAATAAACAACATGTTAACCTAACCATCTGCAAACGGATCATCAATATCGTCAGTATGAATCTTTCCTGCTGAACGTGGGTTAGGTATTGCATTGGACTGCGTGTCTTGCTCCTTACGTGAGTCAAGTAATGACCAGTTGTCTACAATTACTTTAACAGCTTGCATCTTTACACCATCTTTATTAGTGTACTTATCAATCTGTACCTTGCCACTTACTGCAAGCATACGTCCTTTTTGAGCATACTCATTTAACGCTACGCCTGAATTACCAAATAGTGTGCAATTAAAAAAGTCAGCTTCTTTGTCTTTAGTTCGCCTATCTACAGCAATACAAAAACTTGTGTAAGTTTTACCAAGTTGTGATTCTTTTGTAGTAGGATCTTCAGTCAGTCGGCCAACAAGTGATACGTTATTAAACATTCTTTCCTCCGTTTTGATTATACCGTATTACGGTATATGCAGTTTATTTTATTTACAGTAAACTCTTGTTATGGCACGTGATATTAAACAGATGCGACCACAAGGCATCTATAAAACAGCTATGGTCAAAGGTATGAAGAAAGGCATGAAAAAGGGCAAGAGTGTCGAGTCCGACAGCAAATGCCCTGATTGCGGAAAGATGAAATCTGAATGCGGTTGCGATTACGATTGAGTCTTGCCTTTACAATACTCTTCGATTGAATTAACAATCTGCTGAGCAAACACATCGCTATGGGTAACGGTTGCCACTAAATACCAGATAGCTTTATTAATGTCGTCGTTATATGTTGAACCGGGTTTATCTCCTGCTCGTTCAATATATTTGACGGCATTAAATTCTGCCCATGTCAAATCCCATTCCCATGCGCAATGCACAGTCTGTATCTTGTGTTTACGATAATGTGCATTGTCCATTAAAACTCACCTGTCGATCCAAATCCACCTGCGCCTCGTCCAGTGGCTTCATCAAACAAATCACCTGTTTTTACAATTGTTACGTGGCATCGTTCAACTGGAGCTAAGACTAACTGAGCAATAGCCATGCAGTCCACTACAATGAATTGATCCTGCCCTGCATTATGTAGAATGACTCCTACTTCACCTTGATAATCAGCATCTACAGTACCGGGTGAATTCAATACATGAACTCCGTACTTTAAAGCAAGGCCACTACGAGAGCGAACTTGCAGTTCATAAGCAGGATCCATCTTGACTTTCCAGCCAGTTGGTATAAGGACCGAGTATCCGGGTTTAATTACTACTGGTTTTTTCAAGTACGCTTTTACATCAAGACCACTAGCCAGTTGCGTTTTGCGTACTGGCTCGTGACCTGACTGATGCTCGTCGTTACCACACCATTGGAACTCTAAGCTTTTTGATTTCATACGTTACTGCTTGTTAGCTTACCCATCACGTGTGTTAAAGCTACGTAAGCTAATTCATTAAGCCACTTACTAGGGATCTTGCATTCTTTCTTTAATGCAATTGCTTTAACAGCCAATTCCGGTAATGTGTACGTACCGCAGTCTTCACCCTTGACGTTCAGGATGTACGTCTCTGGTGTGATCTGTACAACTTCAATATCCGACTGATTACTACTCTTTAAAATTACCATTGTCTTTTCCTTCCAATAACTGACTAATAGCGTTTATCGCTAGTTCTTTTACAAACCTAAATGGAACCTTGTATCCCGCAGCTTGCAGATGATCAATCAACAACACTGCCTCACCCATGTTCTCCGCATCAACGATATTTAAATCACCAGACTTCTCTGCATCCCATTCCACACTAACCTTGCCATCAGGCTGTTCATACACTGCAACATCCGAATCTATACCAATAGATAGCAATGTTATTGTTGCTGTGTTTGCTGCTTTCATTGCATGTGGTATTTCTCAAATGCTTGCGTTGTGTATGGCAAAACCTCACACAATACGTTCCAGCAATCAATAGCAAGTTCACGGTGTTCTAGCTGTGTGTGAGCGTCCATACGCACTCGGCAGTAATGTAGCCAATCACGCACAGTTCCCTTCATATAGAGCCGTGTGCCGACGCACAGGGGCAATACCATACGTGCTGTCTCTAGAGCTGTACCGTTTTCTACTAGTTCTTTGTACGTACGAACAGAAACCAAGATTGACGCAAGTGCCTGATTATCCACGCTATATTGTTCTTCAGGGTCTTCATATGGAATACTTCCTTGCCTATTAGATGAACCCTTCTTACGCATCTTGGGTAGATCCATTTCAATCTTAGATGGATCAGCATAACGCTGGCTAAACTCTTGGAAGTGAAAGCTTCTGTGGCGCAGGATCTGTGCTGCAATAGCCCTAGACGTGTAGAGTTCCATGACTACATCAGCCATTTCAAAGACTGACCAATGCTGATCACGCATACATTTATTGAGTAATCGCTCGTAGTCAGGGTTGTTTTCGTTGTCGGATGATACACGAGCAAGGTGAATCATAAATGCTTCAGCGTCGGGCTGAATATACTTAAGTGTGGCTGCCATCTCTTCTCCTATACCCCAGACGGGACTCGAACCCGTACACCTTGCGGTAACAGATTTTAAGTCTGTCGTGTCTACCGTTTCACCACCGGGGCATAGCTCATTATACCGTAGGTATATGTGGTAATATATACATGAAACGCGATGAAAACTTAAAAAGTCCGCCCATCATGCCTAGACATTTGAGTCGAGCGAATCAAGCCCCTATTCAGGGGCTTTTTTATTTTTCATCAGTTACTTCTTTTATCTCTACGTTTGGCAACTTGCTGATTTCGTACATGGCAAAGAACTTATCAAACGCCTTATCATCAATACTACTTGGCTCAATATCCATCTTGACGAGCCATTTACGAAATTGTCTGTATTCTAAGTAAGAAGCAATGTAATCATAGAAAAAGAACACTGTTGATGTGACTGCTATACCACAAATAAAAGCCTGTAATCCTGTCAATTGGTTACCTCTGCAGTAGCTGTTATAGTTACTTTCTTTTTGCCACCAAAATACGTATAGGAACCCAAGGAGTTAAGCACTTCTGCGTTTAATGTAGTGGGTGATCGGTCGGTTTTGACGTGTACTAATCGTCTTCCGTACTTATCTGTTTTTTGTACCACCGTAATAACAAATTGTTCAGCTGTGTTTTTTCTTGATGTAAACCACTGGACTGCTGTTTCTGTAGCTGCTTTACCTTCGCTAGTGTTTTTCGCTGGTGTATCCACACCAAAGAGACGACAGTGCTGATCCACAAGCCAAATACCAAAGCCAAGATCAATATCGCACACAAAAGTATCTCCGTCGATACATCGTTTGAAGCGAATGGCGTACTCATACATTATCTGTGACGTGCTGCTTTCTGTGCTACTGCTTTAGGCTGTGGTACGAACTGTTTACCAGCCTTATTACCTACTGCTTTAGCTCTATTAGTAGATGCTACTTCATTTTTAGATAGTGAACCCCATGCCTTGTCAGGTAGATATCGCTTTTTGCCTTCACTAGGTGTCCCGTCGCTTGTACGCCACTTTTGATCAGTCCATTTAGCTAGGCTATTGTCTGCTTTTTTAGGCCCTACATACCCACCACCGGATGCCTTATATTGTTGTGTTGCCAACTGAGCCTTACGGGCTGACCATTCACCGGGATCACCACCGGCTGTGCCGGATTTTACACTTGCAACAATGCGTTTCCACTTGGCTGGGTCTTTTTTAGTAGCTGTCGACATGTTATTTACCTGCCTTGTTGTTTTTGACACCCATTAACTTAGACACAAGAGCTTGATTTTTGTAGGATCCGTCATTGTTAAATGTGTCGTTGTATTCGATTTTAACGTTCCGCTCTCCAGCCTTACGGTATAACTTGACCTTGTCCTCACTCATTCCCTCGTTAGATTGGATGTTCTTATCTAGGGCTATTCGTGCGTTATATTTACCGTCTGCAAGTTCTTTACCGGTGCTACTAAGGCGCTTGTATTCAGCAGATCCATGCATTGCATTAATGCCAGCTGATTTACCTTTGCGAATAGCTCCGTCAAACCCTACTCCAACAGCATCTTTAATCTCATCGGTCTTTGGCTGTGGTTTAGGCTGTGGTTTAGGCAGTGCTTTCACCTCTACCTTGGGTGTTGGTTTGGTCTCTACTTTAACAGGTGCAGCAGCTTTTTTTGGAGGAGGTGGTGGAGCTGGCGTTGCCTTCTTAGACTGTACAACTTGATCGATTCTTCTGTACACCTCGTTAGGTTCCTTGGACTTATCTCGATTGGGATCATCTATATCGATAGCCTTACGTGAGGTCTTTGCACCTAGCAGAGTCTTAGCATTAAATTTACTGCGAATCTGTATCTGGCGGTTGATATCGTACTTTGCAATCTTGTTTTCAAGGGCTTTCTCAGCAGCGTCTAAGCCCTTAGAAAGAAACTCTTTATAGCCAAATGCAACAGCATCAACTACCTGTGCATCTTTGTCGTAGTCAATCTTTTCTTCAGCCATTATTGTTTACCTTTTGTATTACTTGAACCACTTAATGCCGTGATGCCAAATTCATTTGGGTCATTTTTTACACCTAGCAAGTCACGCAATGTACGTGCTCGTTCATGTCCAGACTTCCCTGATCTTAGACGTGCCCAATTTTCGTTGTCAACTTGCTGTCGTACTTGCAAATTTTTATTGTATTGATCTCTGATTGGTGCAGTTAGTTTGTCTTCTACGCCTTGAACAGCCTTAGACAAAGTACTACCAACCATGGGTATTTTGTTTATAACCGAATGTGCAGCTGGAGTTAATGCTGTAGGAATCTGCTCTAAAAACTCGTTGTCGCGCTTAGCCGTATCATCGATATTCTTAAGCTTACTATCTGATGCACGAGTTAGATTCTTGTTGTACTTTTGTGGCATGATGTAACCCCTACCACATTTTACTACTTCTGCTTTGTTATAGCATCCAGTACAGTAAGTTTCATAACGCTACACCCCGTGGGAGAAAGAGAAAGGACCACAGGGTGCAACGCTATCCCCAGTGCGTTTACATACATGGGGGACTCCTACTGCTGGGATCGAACCAGCGACCATTCGGTTAACAGCCGAACGCTCTTCCGCTGAGCTAAGTAGGAACATACCGTAAGTATACCCTTTTCTACACAAGTGTAGCAAATCTGTATGGATCCTAACTGTTTTTCTCCGAGGGGAAACATGTTCTCCGACGGGAGAAATAGATAAAGGATAGCTGAGAATATATGTTTTGGAGTCCCAACTAGGCCGGACATGCCCGGGCACCCCCTTGCCATGACCCCTACCTAGCCCCACCCGCCCTATCCACGTGACTTGGTTGCAAATCCCCGGGCACCTACATGGCATGGACGCCCTCCGGGGTCGCCCGGTCAACTCTACTCCGAATGTTCACATAATCGTTCACCTGATTATGTCCGACGATGGCAGGTTATAGCCGAAAACATAAAGGAAACTAAACTAAACTATGACAGTAAACGACGTTATCGCGACAGCGCGACAGGATTATGCGGGCATCATGCAGGCACTGAAGGTATACCGCGAATCGGCTATACCATGCGATATGAAAACTATCGTTGACACGTGCAACGATATCGCGCAATCGTACGGTCAATCATTCGCAACAGACCCTAAAGCAACGCCTAAAACGTTGCAGGCGGTATTGGACGCGATTCAAGCGGAAGTAAACCTTACGGTGGTGGCTGTCAAGGCTAAGAAGGCGGCTGACCGTAACGTATCGATGGCTAAGGCGCAAGTCAAGGCTATGGACTTCAGCGGATTGACCGCAGACATCGAAGAAGCCCCGTCCAAGTGACGGGGTGCCCCGGTTCAATACCGGGGCTACTTTATTCTCAACTCAAAAAGGAACGAAACAATGAGCCGTATTGACTTAAACACAGTATTGACCCCTGACATCACGCTATTGAACCAACTGGCACCGCGTAGCATATACGGTTGCAAGGCACACCTTGTGTTGTCTGCTATTGCACCTAATGGCAAGCGTGAAGACGTTCGGGTAACACAAGACATTGACCCGCAACGATTGGCTTTCTTATGCCAGTGCTCTGTTCGGATGTCCCGTGGTGTTGTGAATGACGAACTGCACATCAACTATCACTCAGATGACTGTAGTGCGTATGTTGGAATGGGTGACGTCATGAACGAACTGACTGAGGAAGGGTATACGGATGTTCGCTAAAGTGAAGATGGCATCCTGCTGATGTTGACGGAATGTGCCGTCCGACGGCTGGTACGACAGGGGGTGTTGCAGACGAAGGGGGCTTAGGCCCCCAACCTTTAAACGTGTCCTCATTGGGTGATGCCAATGAGCTGACGAGGCCAGTCTATAGGCGAAACACGTAACGCAAACAAAGGAAACATACTGCCATGCAATTTAATGGCTGCTTCATGACGTCAAACCGCCGGTTCTCATTCGAGATCACAACCCCAACGGCACTCACACAGACAACGATTAAGGTTACATCCGCATTCGGATGGAATTCAGTAACGAGGCATATCGATACCTATGCTGAACTCGAGAAGAACATGATTGCGGTAGCTCGAGTGTTGGGTGGTGGTGATGACGCAAGCGTAGTTGCATTGGCTAAGATGATTGGAGAATCAAAGTGAAGAAGTTGATGAATAACTGGTGGGTTCGTTTTATCCTCGACGGGTTGACGGCTGTTATTATCGTCGCTGGTTTGCTGTTCATCTATTGGGGGCTGTCAACACTCCCAATGCACAGATACGGACACTAAGAACTACGGGGTGGTGCTCACGTGCCACCCCAACGTGTATCTATAGGGTGATTCCTATAGACTGATGAGGCAGTCAAGCCGAAACACGTTTAAAACCTTGTCAGATATCAAACCAAACAAAGAGGTATTCCAATGGAAAACCGTTTCTGTTTCAACATAAACTTCAGCCCCTATGGGGCTGTCCCGTCTCCTGTCGTGTATAGCGACGCAAAGCTCGATGTTGACCGCATCTGTGCTGCGATCCTTGGAGATGTCCTGCGATGTCGTACATACTACGATGCTCAGGTTGAGGGTCGGCAATACACAGACGAGCATGCCATGAGCGATGCGAGAATGTTTCTGCAATGCGCATTCATGTGCGTAGTGCAAGAACAGTACGGTGAGGCTCTCAACTGGTACAACATGGCACACAAAGTGTTCTGTGGTGACCTCAACCCAGCTGTAGTTTCAACCATGCATGGCGCCGTTTGGATGCAATGCGATGGCGAGGACTGGGGAGTCTATATGAACGCTGACATTGTTACTCAGTTTGGTAACACTACAACGCACATAAAAATTGCCGACATTACACCTCACCCAACGAGGCCCGGTAAGCACACCATATCCGTACTCGACCGTATGGAAGAGTTACGGTATGGACAAGGCGGATGGTTTGCGCACCTTGATAAATCAAGAGCTGCATACAAACAACAACAGATCGATGCCAAAGGCCTCGATTTTACATACGATGACGATGATGTGGTAGGAGAAACAAAGTGAAGAAGAAAAAGGGTTTGCTGAAACAGATTGAGACGATTTGGCTTGCCAAGCAGGTCAAGAACGAGATGATCAATTTCCATAAGGGTGTTGACGAATGTGTCAGAGACTTTGGGTACAGAAAGGAGGAGATGTTGGACTTTCCAAAGTGGCCATACGCACTCAAGACCCCAGACGGGTCTTACGTCTGTACCCCTAACCCAGACAAGCGGTTAATGCTCTGTCTGTTCCTTACTGCTGATGAGGCAGAACAGATGAAAGCAATGTTTCATGCCTCAACCGGTAATGACTGCGAGGTTGTGCAACCAGAGCACAACTTCCCATTCCGGAAGGATATAGTCCTCATGATCAAGGACTGTGGGTTTGAAATGTGGTACGGCACATATCGCAGTGTGTACCACCTGCAAACAATCAAAAGCATGGAAGCCACTGGGCTTCTGTGAGACGAAACTTCTCCCATGCGGAGAAGTCTGTCAAGAGTTGACCGCCTTGCGCTGATGAGTCAGGTCATATGGAAATAACCATGAAAAATACAAGCGAGATACTCGCACTTCAAACCGAAATTTCTGAACTTAGTAAGGCCATGTACAAAACATGGTCACACACTGGGACTACACACAAAGCTAATGAGGCACACCTCAAAAGCCTGTGTATCAAGCTCGATCAGCTTTTAAACAATACATACAAAGCTGATGAGGAAACTCGTAAGAACAAAAGGTTAGGTATCCGATGACAAAAGAACAGGCAATTGAGGCCATCCGCGTTTATGCAGGATGGCAATACGACACTGACATCAATGTATGGTCAATCGCATCACGCGATGCATACATTGAGCGCTACATCGACAGTTGCAAGAACTTGCCCGATAACTATCTCATCCCTATCGGGCAGATGGCGCTGGATGCTATGCAGAATCCAGTCGGAACGTTGGTAAATCAATTAAGGACGCTACAAGCACTATGAGAAAGACACTTACACACGAGCAAATCGCTGCTCTCAAATCCGTTGGCATCAATCACGAGCAACTTACTGCCCTGAGAGAAGCTGGTCTCATCGATGAGGTATTCGTATCACCTAAAGAAGAACTCGTTATGTTGCTTCTTGAGGATGCACTACCCGTCAAAACACTGGCTGAACTGATTGATGTTCGGCCAGCAACTTACTCAACATACACCAACGATAGTGTCTGGCGAGTCAAACTCTGGAGGCGTGTCCTTGACAAGATCAAGGTCACTCCAAGCGAGGAAGTGACATTGTGCCGTGCGCACAACATCATCAGTCGCATCAGAGAAATGTCATAAAATTTGAGGGGGTATAAAATTTAGCCCCCTCAAATTTTGTACCCGTGAGGGGTATAAAAATTGTACCCCTCATTACATTGAACAATAATAATATGAACTATATTATTGGAGGGACGACTGATGATTGCAGTAGTCATATGTATTTGTATCGCTTTATTATCCATCCTGTTTTTAATTGGATGGTTCTTTAACACAATTACCCAAGCACAAAAGAGGATTGATGATGACAGTCAACTATGAGTATATAACTCCCCAGTTTGCTGCGGAAGCATGTTATGAGTTTGTAAGACTTCCACTAAAGCATAAGTATGAACGATTGAAAATGCAAACATCATGTCATTCATTTGATAAGAATGGCAAATGCATGTCAGTTAAACAATCAATCCGAATTGAGTTTGAAAGATATGAGCCATATCACGACTTTGTCATGACTGTGAGTGCTGACATGTGTGATTTTGAGGGGCAAATTACTGTGCATGGAGCTGGTATCTGGTCACAGTATGTATTTCCAAGTGATCCCGATAGCTTGGAACTTTGGTTGGTTCAATTTCGGTGTTTTTTACGCAAAGAGTTTCAGAAAGACAAAGATAATGATTGATCTTAAACATCACAAGATATTGATTCTACGTTTCGCTTACCTACACATTTATCCGGGTTCTGGTATTGAGGGATTGATTCAACTTAAGCCCGGTTTTGAGTGGAACTTAGATAGCATTGCTTGCGACAACCTTTGTGAACTGCTTAAGTTTGCAGGTGCGTATGTCCCACATGACACACGCAATGCAGACGGTTTCAATAAGTGGTGCAACAATGGCGTGGAGCCTACTCCAGTTGAGTTAGAAGCATATCTTTATGCAGCTGACACATTAACTCCTATGCCACGTCCAACACCAGCAGGATGGGAGGAAGTAGAAACAGATAATGGGTAACTATCCATATAGTTATACTACGCAGTGCTATGACATGGAGGGTCGAGAATTCGGCCCTCCTTCTCTTTGGCGCGATGCAGCATCGGCACGAATGATGGCTCGTTATAGAGTCATCATTCAAGAGAACTCCGTACCTGTACTTCATGTACGGATAACACGCAGACGAAATGGCACATATAACGATGAGCCATTTATGCTCGTGTGGTTTGACAACATAACTGGACAACCTAAAGTGTCTAAACGCAAGGAAGATTTAATTAAATGAAGTTTCCGTATGAATGCCTTAGTGGCGAGTTGCTTCTTGAAGATTTACGTAAGAATAATCTTGTAACAGAAGCTGAATACAAAAAAATTAATAAGCATTATGAGAGTAATCGTAATGAAGATAACTTCACTCTCATCATCATTACTGAAATTCTTGAGTTTATTGATGATGAGAAGCTTGGTGATGTCATCAACTTAATAAAAACTAAGGGTGAAGTAACATCGATCGCCTATTGCTACGTCGCTATCTAATGTTTGTGTGAGGGGTGCGTCTCACTAACAACGCACAAGAAAGAGAAACATAATGTCTACGACACCTACGTTTGAATATTTCGTCTCCCGCCTCACCGATGACATCCGTCGCATTCGTGAGGGCAATGCCAACAAATATGACTTCTATGAAACTACAAGTCATCATGTAGACTTCACCATAAACAACCACAGGGTAGCACTGGCTTATGACTTGCGGATTAATGTAGGCACAGAAGAGTTGGTGCTGCTTGACCGCATTGTTGTTACAGCTAATGTCACTCTGTCTGGTTACGAGGTCAATTGCAATTCGCACGAACCATCCACTAGAAAAAGGCATGCACTTGTCATCAAGACAACTGCAGAAAGCGTAGAGGATCAAATTAGTGAGGCAGTCAATGTATTTGCATCTATGCTTATCAAAGATGTAGATATTCCACCTGCACCGTTTGATTTCTGGAAGTATGCAGCATATGCAATGCCACAGTTTGACAAAATTGTAAAAAGTGCAGTGCGAGACAACAGCGATTTCATAGATTTCGCCTAGTAACTATGTGAGGGGTGCGTCTCACTGACAACGCACACTACACAATACAAAGGTAAAACAATGACAAAACGAGATAAAGAACACATGAATGCAGTGCTTAAGCATTGCAACTTAGATGTATTTACATACAGCCCCGGTGATGGTGTAACACGTTACAAGTTTGCACGTAAGGGCTTGTACGGCGATTATTTTGTAGCCGATGTTGGAGCGCAAGCCATTGGATTTAGCGAGGCCATGACATGGTTGTATGGTTATCAACAAGCAATTATCGATCAGCACATGAATGAAAGAGAACAAAATGAATACAAAGCTAGCTCTAGTATCAGTACCAATGTTTAATGCACCCGGAATGCTCCGTTGGGCACGACACTTTTACCGCATGAAGAATGCATCCAAGCAAGACAAGAAGTACTTCCTTGGAATCCTTAAAGCTTGGGTCAACAGTGAGAAACGAGCCAAGTACTGTCTTGAATGCGATGACTCATTCATTGAATGGGAAGACGATGTTGTTACAATCACAATAATAGAGGAAACAAAATGAAAGAAGAAAACCCAGTGGTATTTAAGTTTGAGTTGTGGGGCACAATGTGGGACTCAACACCAAACAATAAACAAGGCGAGCGTTTTGAGGTGTTTCGCAATATGCCTAACTGTATTAGATTGCGACGCGCTTTGATTGAAGAGATAGGTTGTAAAGGACTCCGCCGTGGCGTTGAGTATTACTATGATGGCACTCAACATCGCATGTACAGCGAGCGTCATTGTGAGGTTGCATTTTGCAGCCTCTATCTTGAAAACACAGGCAAAACATACAAGGAGCTAAAGAAAGAATATGAGTGAATGGTTTAGCCTAGAGGACCGTAACTATCAGAATGACCACCGTGTACGCGGTGGTCAGGATCGTTGGTGGATAGACATCAATGAACGCAAGATGATCGTGAGACACAAGTATGACACTGAAGATGATCTACAAGTTTGGTACAAGTTCAAGTATGAGACGTGCGACACATGTGATGGTAAAGGCCATCACGTTAATCCTTCTGTCGATTGCAATGGTCTAACGTATGAGGACTTATACGACGATGGCTATGCAGAAGATTATTTCAGTGGTGTGTATGACGTGTCTTGCTACAAATGTCATGGCAACAGAGTCATGCCAGTCAAGTTTGGCAAGCCAATATACATAGAAGTTAAAGAGGATGATTACGATGAGTGATAAAAGCATCTTTTTACAAGCATGGGACGAGATCATTGAAGATAGTGAGGTAGCACAAGAGTGCTATCTTTCTCTTTATGAGAACGTGCCTTACTACGGTGGACCAGAAGAAGGAGGATGGTGGGGGTATTTACAGATACTCCAAAAATACTGCAAGTGTTCATCACATAAGCAAGCAGAAATGCTAAGCGATAAGTTGCGCAAGCATTGCGAAGAACTAACAGAGGATGCAAAGAAAGCCGATGGTGAAAATTGTCTACGTCACATGGAACGCGCTGATCGGCGTGGTGAAGATGTTGATGATGATGGATATGACGGACCATCAACGTATTACATGATAATAGAATCGATACCGGGACAGAATCAAAACACAACAAGGAGTCATTATGAATAAAAGATACAAAGATGAGTACTACCATGCAGCTGCAGAAATAATTATGCAGACTGCAGCAAACATATGGGAATTGCAGTGGCACAACAGCGAGTGGAAAGACTGCCCAGTTAATGCACATCGTACATACAGTATCGACGTACTCGATGAGGTAGATCCATATGACACGTGGAAGTTTCGCATCGAATGTGGCTTTGCACTTGATTGTACAGGCAAGAAATGTGAGGGCGAATGCGATGAACTCAGTACAGTCAATGTAGACATTGGCTGGGCTGGAATCAGTGAAGAGGAGGCACATTATATATGTGAGATCATTGATAAAGACGATACCAAATACAGTAAATATTGGTTTTGGAATGACGGAAAAGATACTAATGAGTAATGCCTGTTAAAAAACTGACGCCTCAACAAATAGCGTCAATACATCATCAAGCAAACAATGGCGTAAGTGTTGCCGCTTTGTGTGTTAAATATAACCTGTCGTCTACACACATTTATCGAATCAAAAACAATGAAAAACGTAACAGAAGGAAGACAAAATGACAGCTAAAGAATATCTCAATAAGTTTGGGCTGGATGCAAATCCAGCCCTTTTCACTAACGTACACAATGGCAAACACATGAAGCCCAAGTACAACTCATACTGCATTTACGATGGCGTAAGTCAACTAGACAAACGATCTCGCATTGTATGCATTATGTCCAATTGCGAGACTAACAATGAGGAATGGAATATCAAAACAGGTGACATGATTCAGACGTACATCATTATGCGTGATGTGCATCCACAAGTTGCTATTGATCAACTACTTGATGGTTGTATTTGTGGCAACTGTACACATCGCAAGCGACGTAAGCGTCATACACGCACTGCCAAGATTAAAGATGTACGTACTTGCTATGTCAATATTGGCAAGGGCACTTCTGCTGTATGGCAGTCATTTCAGAAAGGTAATATACCCATCGTCTCTAGTAGTGTTGCAGCCACTATTCAGTTAGTCGCTGGTAAAAAGATTAGGTTTGGCACATATGGAGATCCTGTTGCAGTGCCATTTCCAATCTGGGGTGACATGCTACGTTATTCCATTGGTCACACTGGCTACACGCATCAATGGCGTATGCCAATAGCACAATCATTTCGCGGTGTACTTCAAGCATCATGTGACTCATACATCGATCGATGGGAGGCTAAAGAGGCTGGCTGGGGTACTTTCTTAGTGCGCCCACATGATGGTTACGCTGACAAACGACACACTGCGTATGCTCGCGGTGCAAAACAATGCCCCAGCGACCCATTCATTAATGAAATGCGAGCTTATCGCGGGATGCTACCTATGCATTCAACATGCGATGGCTGTCCTGCATCTCTACGTTGTGATGGCGATAGCGATATCGTTATCCGCGCCCACGGTACAGCTGCATTGTGGGTTTAATTAAACAAATAAATAAACACAAGGAGTAAATAATGTTTTATTCAATATGCGAAGAAGAAGAGTGGTCAACTGATCGTTACGACTATGCTCGTGACTGTCACTACACAGATGACGGGGAGGTTCTATCCCCGGCTATCGGTGCAGAGTTTATGTTTCGTATGGGCAAACGGTTGTTTTCTGATGTAAGCGTTCAGTACACAAGCAAAGCAGTCATCTTGTTTATCGATGAAGTCGCAACAGAGATGAATGTCAAACGACCAACAGATGACGAGATTAAAAAGTTCTGTGCACTAGTTGCATCGGTGTATCACGAGAAAGACATTGAAGAATTCAATGACGCACTTAATGAGTACATTGATGATTGTACGTACGAAGAATGGAATGACATGTTTAGTGCGCATGATTTATACATTGCCACATGTCTTGGACAACCAGATAAATGGGATGGAGTAAGGGAACTGTAATGACAGAAGAAGAATGGAACAACAAAGACTTAGCGTTTGAAAAAGCATTGCGCAAGCTCCGGGATGAATTCCCGGAGTTTTATATTGAGGTGTGGGGACCATATGACTTTGTTGTTGGAGTCAACAGAGAAGAGTTTCAATCACACGACTTAATTATGGCTGAAATCATTGAGAGAGAAGACGAATGGCCGGAGGTTGTAACAGAGTTACACGAGGGATTTGATGCTAACTACGGCACAAACTGGGACAGAATACACATAACAGTAAAGGAAGTACAACGTAATGCAAGCAAGCGACACACACATTAAATGGGTAGTAGGTAACATCGACAACGAGTTTTGGTATGACCAAATCACAGAGGCATTGCATCACTGTGAATGGGTAACTAAATGGCATGCCAGCTGGGTCAGTAAGCCTGACCTTTGGCACATTGATATACATGATGACGAAGGTGAAATACATACGATATCTCCACTTGACGTTCTCGATAATCTTAAAAAGTCATGGCTGCAAGGTGATCGATCGTTTGAAGAAGAGCAACAGGTTGATCAAGATGTGATTGACGCGTTGCTTCAAGAAATATGTTTTGGTGAGTTGGTTTACGGATAAGGAATAACACAATGCCTAATTGGTGTATGAACGAATTAACAATCACTGGCCCAGCAGACAAGGTGTCTGCTTGGGCTGAGTTACACACTACAAAGTATGAGACAAGCACATCAGTACTAGACTTCAACAAGTCTGTACCACAGGAATTAGATGAAGAAGGCAACGGCAATGTTAACTGGCAGTACAACAACTGGGGTACAAAGTGGGGAGCTTGTGATACCTGCTATCTAGACTTCAAGGAAGGTCATATAACAATTGCCTTTGATACAGCATGGGGTCCACCAGATACATGGATACACACTATGTCTGATATGTTCCCTGACCTTGAGTTTACATGTCGCTATGCTGAACCCGGCATGTGTTTTGCTGGCAACATATACGCAGGATCTAAAGGTTATGAGCATGTACAACGCAGTGGTGATGATTTAGTAGGTGATGACTATCACCTGATGGGTACTGAGGTATGTGAAGGATGCTCTAATTGGGAAACAAACTGCACGTGCGAATAGATTACCTACGGTATAATTAATTGGATATACCTATTCCTTGTGGAGTCTGAAATACGTTTTAGGCTCCACAAGTTTTTTACTTAAGGAGAATTATGTTAGGCGATTTAGATAAAATTATTCACGAGATGTCTGTTACAAGTGAGTACGAAAGTGGTTGGCAAAAGCTAGAGATTACAGTTAGTCCATCAAATATTATTACGTTGTCATGGCCAGCATGGAAGTTAAAGATTGTTTCGTTTAAAGCAGAACCATCTGCCTTTATGCAAGCAGCAAGTTTAGAACAATACGCACTTAATTTAGAAGCATTAGATACTTTGTATGAGATCAATGACACATATGTATGGAAGACATTTAAGAACACTAACGAACACGACTGGAGCAAGTTAAAGAAAGGTAAGGTTGTTGACATTGTAGATGCATTTTTAGAAGGTGCTTGGACACCACCATGGAAATGCGGTCACTGCATGTCACGTATGGCTGGCAAATACAAACCAAGGTTCTAATGCCATCTCGTAGAAAAAAGTACAATGCGCCAGTGGCATATTATGTGCATATCAACAATGTTGGTGTGCACATATCAAATAAATACACAGCAATTTTAATATTTGACTTGTTTGTGTTGAACGCTAAGGGTGATGACATCATTGAGATGAAGTGTGTGTATCCACCAACCATGTGGCCAACTTGGTCACGGACACATATCATTTCTCTTCTCAATGGTTGTTGGCATGAGTCAACCATTGGCAGATACGTATACAAAAACAATAAGCTTGTAGAAGTACTAGATTACACAAAAAGTAATCACAAAACTGACAACTATGATCGTCATGCACATTACTCACATAACGTTCTAACACAAGGAGAAAAACAAACTCTTAATTACATACTATCTACACCAGAGATATTAAAACTTATCATCCAATCACCAACGGCTGCCTCAGCTAGATTGGCTGTTAAGTACTTACTGTCTTCTGGTGAAAACTCAATACCACTGTCTCATGTAGTACCTTGCTGGAAGTTTCTAAGGTTACAACATGAAAGACAAAGACGATGATCTGATTATTGATGGGTGCTTAGTTCCGATAGGATCAATGGTATGGCTCGCAATAATAATCTGGTATCTAAACCGATAACTGAAAAGCAGCTGCAACTCTCAATAGTACGAGCGTTGCAGTTGCTTGGGTACACCGTATTTGAGACTGGCAAGACCAGAACAAAAGTACTGTGTCCCACATGTAAGACACGTCACTATGCTACTGGTTGGCAGGGTAACACCATTGGTGTGCCTGATATCTATATTCATCATCGTTTATGGAAAATACCAATTGGTCTTGGCGTAGAACTTAAAACGGAGAAAGGAACTGTAAGAACACAACAACAAATATTTGCAGATTTAAATGTGACACATATCAGTAGGTCATTAGATGACGTGCTGAATATTTTACACACAGTAGAACTTGTAGTCGGCAACGACACAACACGTAAAAAGTTAGAGGAGTTTATAAATAATGAGTACAGAAGATTCTAATCGTAGAAATTGGTTGTTCCCTGTTTCGTCAGATGAAATGGATGTCGTGCTACCAGTCAACTGGCACGAAACCACATACATTGCATATGAAGGTGATGGTGATGGCATTAACTGGTTTGTCTCATGCATCAAAGACAAAATGTTTCTAGAAGTTAATGATGACCCACAGTATTTTATAGATCACGGTAAAGAACCACGAGTTATGACATGGTCTGCAGTAATTGATCACTTCAGGGCAATTAGATACAACAATGTATTGATGTATGTCTCTGGATGCAATAACTATTTAACTGACAACATCTTTGCAGCTAGGGGTAACTACATCTATCCAAATGAAACAACATTAATACATGTACTATTACACGCAGGAGACTATTCAAGACAGACACTAAATTGTAAAACACTAGATATTGATGGACAGGAATGCGTCATACTTGGCAACTCGGCATTCGATTTAATTGGAAACTTTGACTTCCAAGAGCCAGATTATATATTTGCAAAAATTCCACTTGGCGTATTAGCTGTTGACTACCATTACGGGTGGATGGATGGATGTATTTATGATCTACAACTTGCTGCTGCAACAAGCAAGTCATCATTGATTAACATGCCAGCCGATGTACGAAAAGAAGTATTTAAAAGTAAGGAGAATAAATAAATGTTCAACCCACGTGATCATTTCATTAACTTAAAAGGCAAGCAGTACTTGCCTGTAGCTGCACGTATTGCATGGTTCCGAGAGGACCATCCAGACTGGACAATCATGACGTATGCAGTACCCGATCTTTCGGGTGCTGACTACTGTACATTTGCAGCCGAGATTCACGACGCATCAGGCAGACTTATTGCTAAGGCTCATAAGACAGAACATGAGAAGCACTTTGCTGATTACCGAGAGAAGGCAGAAACGGGCGCCATTGGGCGAGCATTGGCCTTGTGTGGGTACGGCACACTGTTTGCTCAAGAACTAGAAGAGCCTGTTACACCAGCAGGTGACATTCGTATTGTAGATGCACCACAGCAAGCTAAAGTTGCTACGCTTACAGCCGGTAGACAGTTTGCCTTAGAGTGCAAGCGAATATGGGGTGCAGATATTACTCCTGCTGACATAAAGCGTGTTTTCACACGTCTTGCTGGACACACGGATACAAGTGATAAGAACCTAATCTTGGTTGTTAAGGTGCTTCAAGAGTTTGATACACCAGAACAAGCAGAGGCAGTTTTCTTGACAGAGGAGGAGAGTAACTAATGGACACAGAAAAGTTTGACATCATTGGAGATAGTTATTGGGATAAGGAGACCGGCGAATATGCCGGTCCAGTTGACGGTTGGCTTGGCGATGAACTGGTATCAGAAGACGATGTGCTTCTTGCCATGCAACGTTTGCTTAAGTACGAGACAGAACTTAAAGCAGAGCAACTTGCAATGCAGTCTGTTGTAGATAGATACAAGTCAATGGTAAAAGACAAAGAGCGTAAAGTTCAATGGCTCAAGAGTAGATATGGCGATCAAATAGCAGACTTTGCGGAAAGTCAACTGGTTGGCAAGGCTAAAACTTGGAAGTGTCCATGGGGTCAAGTTGCTTTTCGCACTGTTGCACCGTCTTTCACTGTTTTAAATGAAGAGCAAGCAGTAATGGTTGTTCCACTTGAAGCAGTCAAAACTGAGCACAGGATCCTTAAAAGCAAAATATCTAAAGAGATTCAACTCACACTTGTTGATCAGTATCCTGACTTGTTTTGTATTTCTAACGCTACAGAAAATGTTACGATTAAAGCATTGACAGCAAGCGATACTGAAGAGTAAGATTGCATTGCTCCGTACCAATATCCCACGGAGCACAACTACCAAATGAAGGACCACGGACATCAACACCGTGGTCCTTTTGTTACACAGAAGGAAAGAGAATGAGTGACGAATTAGTCTACATAGGTAGCATTCCAGACGCTGTAAGCGTTACAGATATTGGATTGCAATTTAACCACGACATTGAATACGATCAGTGGTTACGGTTAATGGCTACGCTACAACAACTAACAACAGCGTTTCAATTTGCAATTGGTGACGCATTAAACTATGGACAAAAACGATACGGTGAGAAGTATGCACAGGCTATGGATGTTACTGGTTGCGCTTATCAAAGTCTTGCTAACTGGAGCTGGGTTTCTAGCAATGTTCCTATTGATAACAGGGTTGCAGGTCTTAGCTGGACTCATCACCGGTTGGTCGCAAATATGGGGACTGAGCAGCAAAAGCAAATCTTAGAGTCAGCAAAAGCTAGGGGTGTCTCCGTTACAGAGTTTGAAAGAGAATTGAAAGGCGATAAAGAAGAAGAAAAGAAACCAATCAAAGCAATTGAAATACCCAGTGGCTGGACAGTTGAAGATGTCAACAAGGCACTGTCACTTATCAGCACAACACCAATACCTTTACAAGAAATTTATGACGCAGGACTTACAAAGCTGTCAGAGGATGATGAAGTACAGCGCGTAAGATACTGCGATCAATGCCCATATAACAACTAGGTACACAATATGATTACAGTTTTTAACGGTAAGTCATTTGGCTTATCCGGTGAAAAGTCGTCTGGCTTTGTTCAGGTTGACAGAACTCTCGTTGACCACATCGCTTCTTTTACACCATCAGGATTTGTTGTCTTTATGGTTATAGTTATGCATGTAGACAATGATGGATACTGTTGGCCTAGCATTGGACGCATAGTTGATTGCACAGGATTATCTGAAGCCACGGTCAAATCTGCATTACGGTATCTGTGCGGTATGCAGATTAACGGAAAGAGATTACTAGCAGTAAATCCAAGAACATCTCCTAGTGGGAGAACATCTAGTAATGGATACAAGTTGTTTCCAGATTCCATCATTCATGCAGATGATGTTAAAGTCACAGCAGTCAAACAGGAGAAGAAGGAAGTAGCTAAAGAAGATGATCCAGCATATGGATTATATTCAGCCTTCAAGCAAGTAAGGTGGGGCATTGCGTTTGAAAGTCCAATCACCGATAAGGAATGGAGAGATGTGCGCCTTACTATCTGGCAGATGCACAAGGCTGGAGTAACAGAGGAAGATGTTATGTGTCGAACATCTGTTCTCTTAAAGAAATGGACGAACAAAGATATGGTTACAGTCCGTTCATTGTGGAAGCACTGGGAGACATACGCTAAACCAGCGACTGTTTCAACTGACATAAATACGAAAGTAGAGAATTGGTTCAATGACAACAACTGATAAATTGCTGGCTGTGTTATCGCAGCTGCCTAGTTCAATACAGTGGAATGAAACTAGCGAGACAGTATATAGAGTTACTGTGGTTAATGTGCCTGACGCAGACATCAAGGAAGGTATGCAGCGTATCCTGATGCGTTGTAAGTTTAGACCGACACCATCTGAAGTGTTACTCAACATTGCTATTGCTAAGTATGGAGATGCGCAACCACACATGATTACGCATGACATATCTGAGGCAATACGTACTGGTGTAGATGTTACAAAGTTACATCCAACTGTTGTACTTGTACTCAAAAAGACAGGCGGGTTACGTGCTTGGCGTGTAGAGCCACCCGTAAAGGGTCAGCAGTTGGCAGACATAATTAGTGAAGTGTTATTGGTACGACTTACGGATTACATAAATGAACAATGCTAAAAGCCTTGGGTTTAATATAGAAGTTCCATCGGATGTTATGAGTGAGCAATCACTCATAGCATCTATTCTTTTAGGTGGCAACAAGTTATTTAAGTCTATGCAACGCATAGATAAGTCAATGTTCTATCGTGTGTCACACAGCCTTATATGGGAGGCGTACAAGGCTGTTGACGGTGCTGGTAAGGAGATAGATATTGTAACTATCAATGAAGAACTTACAAAGCGGAATGCGTTAGAGGCATGTGGTGGATTAGGTTATCTAATGCAATGCGCAGAGTTACTACCAACAACAAGCCACTGTAATAGTTATGCTGATCTTGTATGGGAGTATCACAAACGTAGAGAAATTATCTTTGCATCCGAACACGCAAGCAAGCGAGCTTCAGTAGGTGATGATGATACTGAAAGTATAATCGCTGATTTAAATAACTCTGTGACATTTACGCAATCCGGAAAGGCAACAGATGATTTATCTGAATTAATTTCACGTGCTTCTGAAGATGCTATACATCGTACAGAAGACAAGATTGACTTTAGTATTAGCAGTGGATTTGCAGAGGTTGATGACATTACTGGTGGGTGGAGAGATGGAGAGTTAATTATTGTTGGTGGCCGACCATCAATGGGTAAGTCGAGTCTTGGATTGCAATATGCGTGGAATGCAGCGATCTCTCTGAGGGATAGACCTAAGCGCACAGGTGTACTAGTGGTTAGTGCAGAGATGTCTAAGGCTATGGTTACAGCTAGAATGCTGAGTATACATAGTGGAGTTGATAGTCAAGCTATTCAGACTAAGAAATTATCTAGTGGAGACAAAGACAATCTAGCCACAGCTACACGCACCGCAAAGACGTTGACTGTTCAAGTTATGGCAGATCAAACAGTATCATTGCAATCAATACGAGATGCAGCAAATGGAATGAAGAAGACTGCTAACGTAGGATTGATTATTGTAGATTACCTACAGATGATTACTATGGCTAGTAACGTGAAGTCTGAAAATAGGACAAGAGACATCGGTGTGATTAGCCGTGGCTTAAAAGACTTAGCACGTGAATTTAACTGTCCTTTAATTGCACTGTCTTCATTGTCTCGTGCCGTTGAGCAACGTCAAGACAAGCGACCAATGATGTCGGACTTGCGTGAGTCTGGAGATATTGAGTCAGATGCTGACGTAATTCAATTCATATATCGATCTGCTTATTATGATCGCAAGCAAGATGGTGAAGAGGATTACGGAATAGATAAAGCTGAAATCATTACAGCCAAAAACAGAAATGGACGCACCGGAGTTTCATTGTTGGACTTTGAACCCCGGTACGCCAAGTTTACTGAGTTTGATTTACTAGGGCTTTGACAATGTAACTGTTTTGTTTACATGGTTAATTGCAATATAAGATCCCAACCAAAGAGCTAAGTCCCTGACACCGATGTGACGCTTGCCATCTCGCGTAATCAAAGGTGCAGGGATGATCTCACTACCCCACATAGCACCATCGTCTGTTGCTTTCAAATTAACAAGCACCTCATGCGGTGTAAAAAACATGCTTAAGGCATTACGCAACGGAGCGTACACACGGCTTGCATGGTTAATACATTCAACCTGACGATTCTTTACCTTTAAAACCCACTCCTCATCCTGCTGTATCATTTTTGTCCAACAAATAAACTTAAGACTATCAGCAGTTCTATTTGCATAGACATTAGGGCGCCGAGCAACTAAGTATCCATTGCGACTACCGTTGTTATTACTATTGCCTTCTATGCTTCCAATAATCCCATCAGCACCTTCAGTGTCAACAATACCAATGTGATATGCGTCATCGCCACGATGGCAGACAAACAAGTCTCCCGGAGTCGGAGACGATGTCAGTAGCTGTCGTTTTCTTGCCCAGCTATAAACCACGTCACAATCAGCAGTAACAGGGACAGGCCAGTCAATGTTATGAACATCCTGAAATTCTTTTCCTATTCCAGATACAAATGAACAACACCAAAAACTTCCAATAGGAACATTGCATTGTGTGTTCCACTTGTCAATTAAGTCACCCCTGTTACTTCCATGAGGTTCTTCTGCTGTTCCAACATACTTATCTGCAACCGCAAGAAATGCTTTAGCGATTTGGTTGCTGTTCATTGTTATTAATTTCCTTCATTTTTTCATTTCGATATGCATCAATAATAGCTCGTTCTACATTTCCTAATGGTAAACGTATGTTTTCCTTAGTGGTTGCTTTACTGGTTGACTCATCGCTAGGTATACCCAGTGCGTATGACCCAACATCTTCAACTGGATAACCAAAGAAAACATCAGCTGGGTTTTCTCGCAACGTTTGAAATAAGTTAGGATACTTATACCAGTTACGCATCATGTATGAAAGGCGCCCCAGACTAACACTTGAGTTTGGTCCCACTCTTACTGGATACTTATTGACTTCATCAAACTCACGTGGCTCATACATTACGTTGAGTCCGGCCATTCTCGGCACTGTGCCTTTCCACCATAATTCATTTGCTGCTTCCTTACTTACTACAACACGATCTGGGATAGCTCCTGCTTGCATCATTTCAGTCATAGTCATACCGCGTTTTGCGGCTTCCGAATAAAGACCTAACTTTAATAGGTCATCATAGTATTGACTTTGATGTGCAAACGTCATCGTGTCCATAGTCAAATTGCTTTGATTAGGCATGATATATCCCATCGGATGGAAATACGCTGGAGCACGAACATCGTTATCTACTGCAACCCGTAGTCCTTGCTGCCGTTCATACGCAGCCCTGCGATCAAATGTAGATCCAGTAGCATGACTGATAACCCATTGCCCTCCATTGTGGATTTTATTTTTAATGTATGTTTGAACCATGGTTTGCATAAAAGCTTGCGCTTTTTCTTTTGGCCCATAGTTACTTTTATCAGCCAATGCAGATAACGGTTTCGCCATCTGCCCAAACTTACTCAATACTGGCACAGCAAAAATCCAGTTATCGTTTAATCTGTTGTAGCCAAATCGTTTTGCTAAGAGGTTCCACCATTCAGTAGCATCCATTTCTTCATCTGGACGATTCTTCATGTGGTCATACCAGTTAAGCAAACCATTAGCAATAATAACTGCAGACCATGCACCTACCTGTGTCCATTTATCCCTAGCCATTCTGTCTCTTGCCCAAGTAGTGTTGTACTTTAAAAATCTTTCATCACTTTCAATGTCATACACTTCACCAGCAAGCCACTTTGGTCCGCCAGCTGTGGCAACGCGAGCTATCTCATTAACCTTTCGCTTAAACCCTAGGAAAGGCATGAAGCCCCAGTACTGAGCAAAGCTGCGGTTATACCCCGGAGCAGTCTGCGGATACTGTGCAATCTTAGCAAGAACACTCCACACTGGTGCTTGATCTTTACTGTTAGCATGACTACCTACTCCAAATTCTTTAGCGTAATTCATCATTGACGCTTTAATGTCTTTGTTGATATCTACCTCATCTTTTTTAGTTTTAGAATGTTTTTGTGCACGAGCGTCTTTGACTGCCGACAATGCATTCTGAACCATCATTAAGTCAATCAGTAACTGTCTTGACATATCAAATCGTCGAGCCAATGGATACACAATGGTAGGTAACTCATTAGCAAAAGAGTTTTCTCTTTCACTAGTAAATGGAGTATCAATAAGTTGACGATACTTACTTGGATCTCGTACTACATTTGCTTTATGTGCTCTGTGCCAGTCAGCATATGCTCCTTGCATGTAGTACTTTTCAATGAGATCTGTCATAGTAATCGGCTTTGATAACCGATTTGTTACATTAAATCTATCAACGACAGAGTTCATAATGAAGTCGTAATACTTCACATCTAAATTCCACGCTTGATTCCAAAATTTGCTACCACGATTTGCGTATCGGTTAGACTGGCGATATGCATGAAGGTAATGACCAGCTATCATTCCTAGATCTGCTGTACCAAAAGCAAATACTTCAGGAATCGTTAGAGCCATGCCTTTTAATAAGCGTACTGGATTGCGAATTTGTCCACCTAGCTGTACTGCCAATGAGGATATGTCAAGTGCTAACGTCATAAATGTCATTAACGTACGAGCTGGTTGAAACACATTTTTATTAGCATTGTAAACAGCCTCTTTAAATTTAGGACTAGCCGAAAACAATGTCTCTAAATCGGAACCATCAATAGTTACAGCTTCACCATTAGAAACAGATGTTTCATACGGAGTACCTTTTAAGAAGTTGCCTACTGTTCTATCCCATGCATCTGCAGAGACTTGCATTACAGGATGTTCAATAGGTCCAGACCTCATAAGACCTTCGCTAGTCTTACCATCTTTAACAAACGTCATTGCATCTGGGTCTGTCTTATTAGCTTTTTGTGCAATCCGCGTGTATTCATCAAGTGCATCACGAGAATCAATAGTAGTTTGATCACCTGAGTCTTTAAGATGTACTGCATGTTGCTCCTTCTGTACAGGAACACTGTCTCCAGTATCGTCTATAAAACGAGGACTACTTGAATACCATGTTCCATTACTTGCGTCCTGTAAGAAGTCTCCACCACTTGGCACTAAAGACTTGTTTCCAATCTTATTAAATGACAAGTGCTTTGGACTATCACCAGCACGGTCTTTAGCCAACAACAACTTAGCAATGTGATATTCCTCTTGCAACATCTGATGAGCTAATATCTGTTGTTGTTTTTCTTTTGTCAATGTCATAGGTGATGACGTTTCAAAAGGAGCTGCAACCATCTGAAGTAAACCAACAGGTAATTGCGAGCGATAGTTGTCTGCGCTTTGCCAGTTGTTTTTAGCTTGTCTAAATTCCCATGCCTGATTCTTCTTGTTGTAAACACCCTTTACTAAATGCATTCCGTTATTAGTGTGCATAGATGTAACACTGCCATCTAGTTCATTGTCGAACGTATCTAAAGCAGTTTCGTCACGACTAGATAATGCACTTAGTGTTTCTGGCAACAAGAAGTAAACAGGCAAATTGTTTGCCATTGCATGTACGTAAACATCTTCTCCAACTAACGTTCCAAGAGTACGATACAGGTCCTCGCCAGATGTACCAAACAACTGTTCTGCACTCAGGACAATGCTCTTATCGGCAGCATCAAATGCTAATGGATCTTGTTTTGGTAATTGATTTGGCTTATTTACATAGTTGTAACGCAAGAAGTCATCAACATCCTTTACGTCTACATAACTGGTTTCATACTTACCAGTGCCCTTGTTCAACCTTTTAGACTTAGCAACAAGCTTGACCTTACCGGTCTCCATGTTGACTCGGTAGAGTGCACCAGATTTAGTTGCTCCTTTATTATCTGCAGCAATATCTCGGTCAGGTGATTTGATAATGACTTCGCCAGTATCTACATTAGTATCAACTAACTCATAGCTCTTCCAGTTACGGAGAGATGCGTTACGTATCTTTGCATCAGTGCGAACGATGTGTTCAACAACGTTAAACAAGTTTCGTGCATTGATAACATCACGAGCAGATCCATTATTAGGTATCCGTCCAGATGCTGCTTGCAGGAAATTCATACGTTGTTGATCGTTAGTAAAGATCTTAGTGAACACGTGATCAAGAACTGCATGTGGCATAACCTTCAATGCTGTTTCAGCACTAAAGGTTTGTGAGACATCACTCTGACCAACATAGTAATTGACTAAGTTATTAAAATCTTGAGGTGTAGGAGCTTGAGATGCTAAGAAAGATAGCACTCCACTTACATCAATAGATCGACCTCTGTCCATGTAATCAGAAGATAACCCAGTTCTGGTATATGGAGTTGGGGCAGCAGGAGCATTTGGATCAACTACTGCAACGGCAGTACTGTCAGATGCTTCTGTCAAATATGTATAAAGCTCCGACAATCGTTCCGGTAGTTTCTTCGCGCTTGTATCGAGAGCTGCATTGTTTTCACGAACCCATCTGCGTAACGATGTAGCAGACCACTGATTCATGAATCCTCCATAAGTCGTAGCTACTTCTTCATCAGAAATGTTAATACCAAATAATTGGTCAATTAATGATGAAGCGTCAACTGTTGTGTCACCTATCTTCACAGTTAATGACTTTGGTGTAAACCGATCTCCATTGGAGTTCACCATATCTTCAGTTGGATTTGTCAAGTACTCCCGCAAACTTGTAGAAGACATGTCTTGATTCATCTTGAAACGTGCATATGCAACATGTTCAAGGAAATCTTTTACCTCATATAAACCACTGAACATTTGTTCATGTACAGCTGTAATTATTGGAGCAATGCCACGATCATTAAACTTCTCAGATACAACAGGTACAAATGAATACCAACCTAATCCCTTACTCATAAAGTTGACCATCTTTTCAGTTAAGGTTTCACTGGTATTGTCACTAAGGCTTTTACCTACAGTGTCTGCGTGTTGTTGAGTAATGTCACGAATAAGGCTAATAGCCTGATCACGCATAGCTGGGTCTTGAATATTACGCGCCCATCGATACAAGTTACGTGCATGAATCTGATTACGTAGCCATGCATGAGTACCTGTGTTTGATACAGCTAGTAGTTCATCTTTTGGTGTAGATGCAACAATAGAAGCAATATCTTTATTCAATGCCATAGCCAATGGCGCAGACACGACTTCATTCCATTTATCAAAACTACCTGTACGCATACCATCTGCTAACGCTTGGTTCATACGTAACTCATATTCATAAGTTCGTTGACCACCAATGTCAACAATGTTTCGATCTATGCGACCAAGCATGTTGTACATTAACGACGTAAATGTAGGATTGTTAATATCACTAGTGCCGACCATATGGAAGTTTGGACTTTGATCCATGTAGTCGTGGCCTACAACGTAATTTAACTTGACGTCCTTAGCAAAGAAGTTGTCTGCCCCCAGATCCATTCCTTTACCTTCAGCCAATAAGTTTAAACGTAATTGAGAATTACTTTCAACGAGATACCCGTAGTCTCCTCTAGTACCACGTTGAAAAATACGTGCTAAGCCACTGCTAAAATCAAAAACATTTAATCCATACCAAGGTGAATTACTGCTGTCTGTCTTTGTGTCGAGAATCCATTTCTTACCAACGAGATCCATTGTGACGCCAGACCAGTTACGTTCACCAGACTTATCTCTAACCATGCCAACAACTTTGCCAATGGCTGAATAACCTTGTTCTTGTGTTGTGCCTTGTGCCTGTTGAACAAATCCATTATCACCAGCGATAGACAATCGGTAATGTTTACCGTATACAAATCCTCGATCTTGCAAACTCTCAAGTTTAGTTACAAGTGTATTCAACACCTCTCGGTCAGTGATGATTGGACGTAACACAGCTTCTAACTTAGGTCTATTACCAATTAGATTTGCATTGGTTGCGAGTACGTCATGCACATCAACAGTTCGTAAACTGCCACTGTATTTCTTTCCAACATCATTAATAAACGAGATGAAGGAGCCATGACGAATTGGGTAAAACTTTCGGTTTACACCAGTGGTGCTAGTAGTTTCATAAACAACTGACGTAGGCTTGTAGTAAAAAGCGTTTACTGGCTTGCCATCAATGGATGCATATGGTCCATACTCAGAGGTTAACTTAGCTGCCATTGGCTCCAAGACAGACTTTAAGTTCATTAGAGTAGCGGTGACATCTTCAGCCACTGGCACAGTTCCATTTGGCTTGTGAACAACACCACTATGGAGAATAAAATTAACCATACTGGTGGCAGCCATCTCACTAAAAATAACCTTTGCATTTCTGATTTGTTCTGGTGTGTACTTTGTACCCTCCAGTCCTTTAGCAAAGTCTTCAAATGACATTAACCTAAACATTGACTTAGAGTCGTCTGCAAATTCACCAAGTCTTTTATTCATACTGTTTATGTAGGCATGGAATAATTCCATCTCAGGAGAAACGTGTTCGTCATCGCCCTTACTCTTTAATGGAGGAGCAATAGCACGTATCCAACCTAACTGATCAGCATGAGGTAAAGAATAAAATAAATGGTGCGATACTTCATGAGCCATAGTCAACGCAGTCTTGCCTATGTTTTTAGATGCAGCCATAAACAATAAGGACGCAATAGCGTCTGTCTGTGCACCATCAGTTTTTACACGAATAGGTTTAATGAATGCATCAATATTCTTATTGGAATCAGCAAGCATACTGTATCCAAGATCAGCAATCATAGACTCATGGGCAAAGAATAGTTGATGATGTTGATTATAGAAGTCTTGTTTTAATTGAGCTGCACGTAACGTAACTAACATCTTCTGTTGATCTTTGGTAAGTACATCGTCATTTAAAATATCGCGTACACTATTCGCCTTAATAACCATCTGCAAGATTGAGTTATCTAAAAAAAAAAATGACGTCAATGCTTTGTAATCATTTAGGTTAAAATTGCCATTGATGTCCGCAGATATTAAATTAGTTGCTCGACGTGCAGCGTACATGTCATATAACTTAGCCAAGTTACTAGACACCGAAATAGCATCAGCATATCTGTTAGCTATTTGCACTGGTGCGTCACTAGACTTACGTGCAATAGAACGATAGTGCTTTGCTAGTTCGTTAAATGTTTGTTTCTCTCTGTCGGAATAACCGTCTTGCTTCGACAATGTTGTATACAACGTATTTAAAGAAAGAGCATCATTCCTCGTGACTACATCTTCATCCAACGCAGCATACAGAGACACAGATTCAAACTGCTCCACTTGACTACGTCTAGATGTAGTGCCAGTAAATTGATCATCAACATACGTCGTTCTATTTATTGCTACGTTATCTGTCTCGGCACTAATGATTGACGCTAATAAAGATTTAACTTTGTATGCAACACCTTGTTGATCTTTCCCGGTAATGCCAAACGTAAGTGTGCTTGCATCGTTAGTGGCTTTAAATAAACCGTTTTTGGTCTCATCAAATCCTTCTGCAATCGTCATCAAATCCTTCATCTCAAATGTAAAAACTTGAGCATCAGATTCAACACGTTTTGCATCAACATACTCACGCAACTTTTGGTTAAACAAGTCTTTATTACGACCAGTAAGCATTGACATCATCTTGTCGTAATACAAGTTAAACATAGCTTGACCTTCAATAAGGCCAGACGTGTCCTCACCATCTAACGTATACTTGCCGTCGACACCGGGTAGTACAGCTGCCATCATCACAGGAGTTTTACTAAACAGTAACTTGTCACCAACGAATCGTTCAGTTCGTTTTCGCTCGTAGTATTTGCGAGTTCGTTCTGGTCCAATAACTGTTTCAACAATAGCCCTATCTATTGATTCATAATTCAACTCATCCTTACTAGCAGCATCAAGTAGCGTAGTAAGAATAATCTTCTCTAGACCAGCACGGTTACCAGCCATTAATAGTTGTGCTGTTTCTTTTGAACCGCTTGAGTTTTTAATAAATTCTGCACCACTAGATAACTCATTAACTAACGCATCTGCACCAACAGACAGCGCAGGTGTATAAGCTGCACGTGTGTCGTCCTCAAGTCCACGATCATTTAAAATGAAGTCAGCTATGCTACTACTCATTTCATTAGCCATGTCTAACAGCATTTGTGCACGTTGCATAGGACTTAACAACGCGCCTTCTTGAGTTAAACGAGTTCTAATGTTTGAAACAGCATCACTGATTTGCATTCTTCGTGCAGGATCAAAGCTAACACCAAGATACTTCAACCCGTCAGTTGAAGCAGAATGAATTAGATTAATAGCAGCAGCTTTATCTGCATCAGAGCCAATAATGTTATGTGCAGCACGAGCCATTTGATCAATCTGACCAACGTGCGAGTTAATGGCGTTTACAACTGATAACGCATCTGTTGCATCACCACGCATTGAGTTGCGTAATAACCCTCTAATGACTTCTTTTGATGTAAGTTCAATAAACGTTTTTAGGTCAACAACATTTATGCGTGAGTACATCTGTGCAGCTTCGGCAATGATTGATTTACCGTCAGGTCCAACAATTGAATCTGCTAACTTTGTCAGCTCTTTCATTGCTCCACGGATTGCTGTTGCTCGCTTTGTCTCTACAGATTCGCCAGTGCTTTCACTCTGTGCGACCTTACTCATTACCTCTGTAGCAAACTGTTGGAAACGTTGTCCATCTGCATCTGTTGCAAATAAATCACTTAGGTTAAATCCTAACGACTGTGAGCCTTCTGCTCCAAATGCATTGATAAATCCAGCAACTAACGCTTCACGTGCAGCATTGGAATTACTTCTGTCTACAGCGCGAATAGTATCTACTAGCCACATAAGGGGAGATGCTAATCCAAGTAGTGTTGATTTAGCTACTTCTGGCAGCTCACCAAATACCTGTATAGATTTTGCTATTTCAGCATTGGTTTGTTGTGCATGTTTTGCAAGCATTAAACCTTCTGGCGAAATATTAGTTGCTTCGTCTTTCTGAAAGACCTCAACACCATCAAATATTGCTGTGTCATCTACAGCATCAATTAATCCAGTGGCAACATCTATAACCTGTTGTATTGCTTCTTGGTTACCTACCAATGCATTACGAGCAGAGTCATCTCTAATTAGCCCAGTGTCAATCATTCCATCTGGTGCTGCAAGTTGTACAGCGGTAGTTAGTTCCTTGACACTGACTGGTATAGCAGAGTCTGGTAAGTCCTTATTCCTATTTAACGTGTTTGTTAAAATAGCAAGCTTTTCTGTTGCTGCCCTTTGAATCATTTCTCCAATAGAGTCACGTGACCGTTGCATATTGGCGCGTAACACATCGTTAGCACGTGGGTCAGTGATGTCTACATTAACTTGACGAACAAGTTCAGACCCACCCTTTGCAATCTCAAAGAAGTAGCCTAATCCATTAGCGTACATAGCCGAACGTAAGTTATCTACTGCTTCAGGTCCGCCACCAAGAGCACGTGAATACAGATCCTTTGCGTATGTAACAGATTGCTCGTACTTTTCCTTTGACTTAAACCACTCACCAAAACCGATCTTGTACGCATCTGGCATATCTTCATATGGAAGATAGGTAGATAGCACTTGGATTTCATGTGGTAGTGCAGCCATTTTTTCAAGCATCCAGATAGAACCCTTTTGAATTACGGTTCCTAAAGCTAATGGGTTGACTGAACTCTTTAACTTTGCAAGACGCTTAGCTGTTGCTACTGCATTATCTAAGTTGTCACTAAATAATGGATTGTTCCCAAGAAAGTTACGTAAGATTCGAGTTGCTTGTTCGTCTGTAATATTGCCAGTGCGACGTAGATGTCGACTCAGAATATCAGCAGCATTAAGCATAACCTGCAACTGACCTTGAGTACGCCCCATACGTCTAGGTGAACTAGAATAGTTAACGTCAGAACTTACTTCTTTATCAGTATCAAATCGTCTAATAATTTCATCAAGAACATTATTCAGGTCTGCATTCTGTGCTATCTTTTGAATCTTAACTAATGCATCCATCCGCTGATCAGCTGGTGATTTACTTAATTCAAGTGTCAACGCACTATGCATTGCACTCTCAAACACAATAGCGTTATCTGGATTCTTGAGCATCCATTCACGAATACTTGCAGTTAGGTTTTGCTCAATAGCTGAGTCATCTAAGTTTTGTGTAAGCGTGTCATAGATGAGGCTAGGTAATTCCTCAGTTGTAGCATTGACGATTTCTGGTAACAGCGTAACCATACTGCCAGAGTCTGTATCTTGTGACGTCAACCAGAATGCATATCTACTGATGTTTCCAATAACATCATTTGATGGACGTAATGCCGAGACATCAACACCAGATATGCGCTGAGCCTGTTCCATTTGTTTACGCAAGAAATCAACATTTAACGATTCAGTTTTGTTGGCTGGTGAATCAAAAATAAATGCAGGGACACCTTGTAAATTATCTAACGGCAAACCATAAGCTGCATCTTGGGTAGATTCAACTACAACGTATCGACGGTATGTTCCATCTTGTTGAGGAACAGCAATAATATCTCCAACTTGTCGTTTGTTTTCTGGTGCAGCATCTATTGCAGACCTATAAATATCAGTTGGAGTACCTACTCCACCCATTTGTATTTCAGCAATTTGTTCATCAGTGAGTAATAAATCAATAGGAAAGTTTTCACCTTCAGGATTCGTAAACGTCATCCGATAACGTTTTGTTTCTGGATTAAACGTATACGCATCCGAATCGTAGATATCTCCAGTTTCAGCAAATCCCCTACCTACTACTGACTCGTTTGTAAAACCGTAATACTTACCATTGTCACCTTGGAACACTATGGTTCCTCGTGCTCCGCCAACACGGTTAGCACCTACGATTTCACCAGTAGACACATGTGTGTCCGGTAGCTCTAACTGGAATCGTTTATCAGCACCTCTGCTTCCAGCGTGTGGATTTGATAACGATGGATCTTTTAGGATAACGTCAAGACCAGCAATGGCATCAGAAACAATTTCTGCTTCTCTGTCATTACTAGCTGACTCATGAACACCTAATTCATTTTGTAACTGTTCACGTGATATATCAAACACGTTCCCAGCACGATTACGAACTACCAATCCAAGACGCGAGAAACCTATTATAGCAACTTCGTCACCTTCATACGGAAGTAATGGTGAGTTTCTAAATAGGCTATTAAATGCAACCAACGCTTCTTGACGTTCAGGTGTATTAATTACCTGATTAGGTTCAGAAGTCCGGTTAGGCTTAAGCATGACGATGTCAGGCGATTCACTTAGTGGAACCATAGTTGCAGAACTAAAGTCACGGTTGTAGACAACCATGTTGCCATCGCCTAGATCAATGCCGTAGTACTGTGCATTAGGTTTATCTACGGGTTTTGTAATTTTACTTTCGTCAAACAAGCGTTGATATTCTGGCAATAACGAATCAGACAACGCACGGATTTGTCTACGTCGTGTCATTAAATCCGAGTTGTACTCTGGAGATACTTCAATATCATTCATAACGCTATCGTCATCAACCGACGTCTGATCATCGCGGATGCCGTCAATTAAAGCGTCATACTTAGCACGTAATTGTTCTGGAAATTGTTCTGGATTCTTCAGGAATGCGTCAACGTATTCAGCTGTTGTTTTAAATACAGGTGTACCTTCAGGTACATCTTGCATTTGCCCAAGCCTATTTAAATTCTCTGTGTTGTCAGCGCCCATGACTGTAGCAACACGACGTAAATCCGTTTCATTTGGTCGTAGGTTGCCACCCTCAACATTCATACGACTTGTGTAGTCTTGACGTAAAGACTCTAATTCTTTAGCACCCTTGTTTACAATGTCTGAGGCATGAGCTAAAGCCATTGCCTTTGGTTCCATGGACTGCAATGGATTACCACGGAAGATCCATTGTGCAGATTTACCGGGTCGTGACGCAACCATACCTAATAAGAATGACCGTGTAATATCTTCCGCTGTTGGTTCATCATATGGCTTAGTTTTATCAACACGCATAGATGCGTATATCTTTCGACCAATATCACTTAGTGGTTGCGTACTAGCAAACCCTAAATCAACCATTGCTGCTCGTCCAACTTCGGACTCAACAGACTTTGCTATACCAGCACCCATGGCTGTAAATGGATTACGAGACTGCTGTAGTGACCCACGCATTGCAGTCATGCCCTGAGCAGCAGTGTTCTTGACATCACGCCACATCTGCACAGCGCCACCACTTGCCATTGCCAGTATTCCAACCTGTTGGAAAGCGCCAGCTACACGTCCATATGGATCAAAGTTTTGTTGTCCGGTAATCGATGACTCAGTCATACCTCGTTGGGCTACGGATCGTACTGGGTCAGTTAATGTTTCATAGCCAGCAACTAAATCTTCTCTGACGCCGGGTTGCCCACCAGTTAATTGATCACGAAAACCTTGAACAAGAGGTGGAGTAACCACACCTGCAGTTAATCCTGCGCCTCTACCAATAGCAGAAGCTCGTGTTCCAAATGGAGCTAACAGCCGACCGCCTAAAGTTGCAGACGCATTTAACAAGCCAAGGCTAGAATACATAGCAGGAACAGCTTGTACAAGTTCACCGCCAAATGCAGAACCCATTTGGAAGAACTGGTTGTCCATACCCGGAGCGTTGGCTTCGTTACTTGCTTGATACCAAGGAGACTGTTGTGTTATGTTGCCTGCAAGTTCATTGGCTCGTTCAGGTGTATTGCCAGCCATTCTCGCGCCAAGGTAGGACGTTCCTTGAGTAAGACCTGACATATAGTCAAGTGGTTTTGTGCCTATACCAACGCGAGTGCCTTCGGCAGATGACAATGCCTTACCAGCAAAAGTGTCTGGAGCAAATGCAGGAGTATTACCAAAACGGTTAGCAATCAAACTTTGTGCTGCCATACCACCGGGTAAAGCAGAACCCATAACTGCACTTCCAGCACCTATACCAAATGCTGCTAAGTTACTTGCAGTTTCTAATCCAACATTGACAGGCCGCGCATCCTCAATCATTTGAGTTTGACGTCTACGTGTTGCTTCTGTTACGGCATTGATATCTGCAGCAGATGTAGGAAGCTTGTATGCCCACGAACCATCTGGATTATATTCAATTAATTTAGAGTGCGTAAGAGTTGATTGTACAGGTCCAAATTCACCCGGCGTGTCAGTTAAACCTAATCGACCATACTGTACTGGTCGACCACCTGTGGTAATTGGTGTTTGCGAAAGAGTTTTCCGGAAGCCTTCTATGTTGTCAGACATCCAGTCGTATTGTTTTTGTGAGATTAATCCGTTCTGCACACCATAGCGAGCCATGTCTAATGTAGCAGAACTAACAACACGAGGATCTTTAGACTGTATAGCTTGAGCTACTGGCCAGTAGTTTTCATTTTGCCATTTACGTCGATCATCTGGAGATGCAAAATCATAGCCAACTCGTGGCGTAGGATTTGTTACACGCACACCACCTGTTGGTGATGGAACAACACCGGCTTCTTTGTATCTCTTCTTCCAGTAATCATCACTAAAAGAACGTTTCTTACCAGCATTAGTTTGTGGCATATATAAATCTCCAAAACATATTGAACAGCAACTTACAAACGTTTTCTATTATTGTTTAGGTGCAGGTCCTGTTACTTGGAAGTTAGGCGGATCAAATTTTAAATTAGGTGATACGCCAAATCCACCAGCTGCGCCACCAGCTGCGCCACCAGCTGCGCCACCAGTATCTCCTATACCACCTGTAGATGGTGGCATTGCAATGCCAGCGCCAACAAGTACTTGGATAGCATTTGCAGCACGTACACCCGACGGAAATTTTGGGTCAATAAATTTTGCGTTTGATTCATTAATGGAATTAATGACAAAATCACGCTCTTTTATTAGTTGATCTCCTATTGCTTGTTGCTCTGCACTAAGACTCTTTTTAATCTTAGGCCACGCATTAGCAATAACAACCAAGTCCTTTGGCGTCACATTTAAATTTTCTAATCCCTTATTAAGTCTGTCTAATCGATTTAAAGCCGTAGAGTAAGCGTTCTGATAATTTTGAATCATAGGGTATTCAAGTTGTTTTAACGTCGCTTCTACTTGAGCTTGACTTGCTTTAATACCTACTTCTTTGTTTAAATTTGCAATACGAGTTTTAACTTGCTCCTGTAATGCTTGTAAGTTATCTCCTTCATATTTTCGTATTGCGTCATTAAGGCCTTGAGGTGCAGTGTAATATCCTTTCATAATTCGATATGTTTTATCTGCAATTCGCTTATCCTCTATCTTAGGTGTACCATCAACACCTAACATATCAGGAGTGAATCCCATAGCGGTAAAGACTTCACGAGGTGTAATACCAGCAGCTGGCATTGCCGTAGCTTTAACACGAGCAACAAAACTTGGATACGAAAATTTTGCTAATGCTCCAGCATCAACAGATGATGGCTGATAGTTTCCAACCAAATTACCTTTAGCATCAAAGTTTAAGCCTTTACGATTAATAAATGCTGGGTTGGGCGACATAACGTCAGCACCCATAGTATTACCAATTAAATTACCAATATAGTTTTGAATCTCTGGAGACTTACCCATAACAGGAGCAGTACGACTTGGTGCAAACGTATTAATTAACCCTGTCATATCAAAGTTGGGATCGGCAATATTTTCTGGAGTTCCTCCTAATCCCTTGATTACAGATGCTCGCAATTGTGATGTGTCACCAAATAAATCTTTATAATCAGGATTGCTAATCATGCCTAGTAAGTTAGGAAACTTACTTAACACTTGCTGTGCAGCTTGATATTCTGTATGTGCTAATTGTTGTGTTTTAAAATCGGTAGTTGGATTGTCTAATAACGTTTTTGCTCGACGTAATTGAGCAAGCGCACCATCTACTTGATCCTGAGCTTTGCTTGCAGCACCAAATTTATTAGCCTGAAAACCTTGATTAGCAAGACCAATGTTGGCATCAACTGTTCCCTCAGCAACCTTAGCTCCAGCTGCACCTGTCCTATTTGCAATCTTTACGCCTTCAGCATTAAGTGGCATTAAAGTTCCAACTTGAAACTCGCTACCTCTATTGGCAATACGTTGTCCCTCAACGCCTAGGCGTTGACTTTCAACCTGAAACGGCATTGTTTGCCTAAACAAATCACGGCCCATTCCTGCCATATCTAGCGTAATAGGAACTTGTCCGCGTTTTAGTTCAGTTTCTAATCCTGCATTTTGAAGTGCAAACTTTTCCATCTCACGCTGGTGCTGTAGGTTTGCGTTTTCAATATTCTGTTGTCGCTCCATCTGAGCAAGTTGCAATTTTTGCTGTGCATTCTGTTGAATACCCTGAAGCATAGATCCTAAGCCAGCGGATAAAGCTGATGAATTAAATGGCATATTAGTCTCCTGTTATCTTTTGGGTGTTGTGGCGGTTACCGGATTGGTTGTCTTGTTTGCTAACGCTCTCATGTTTCGTGCGTTTTCCATTTGAAACGGAAGACCCGTTAAGAACGATGTAAACTGAGCGTGTTCACCACGTGCAGCATCATCAGCAGCTTGATACTGTGCGCCAATACCAGCCTGATCTTGCATGCCCTGTGAATACAAGTTTGTTGCGCCTTGTATTCCACCTTGCATCATATTAGTACCAGCGCCAGCCATTTGGTTAGCCATGCCAGTTGCAGCAGCATATCGCTGTGGAGCATTGGCTTCATAGTTAGCACCAAACTGAGCAATGTTTCCAGCTTGTGCAGCATTAATGCTGTTCTGCGTACCCTGCATTAATCCAGCTTGTGCTGGTCCATATAATCCAGACTGCGCTCCACGCATCTGTGCAGCTGACATTGCTGCATCACCTTGATTTTGCAAAATAGCGTTAGCTGCACCAGTACCCTTAAATACATCTGTTTGCGTAAGGGGTTTATATGCAGCTTCAATACCCATTGCAGCAGACTTCTGTGCCATAGGCATAAACTGATTTTGCTGGGCTTGCCCTTGCTTCATCATGTTGTCAAAGTATGGAATGTAACCCATCTTTGAACGAGCATATGATTCCTGCATACCAAGTGTCTTACTACGCCGTGGTTTAAATAGACCACCGGCAAGTTGACCAACACCCTGCATAATCAACGAACCTGTCATTGGATCTATCATCTTAAACTGACCTCGCCATCATAATTACCCACCGACCTTGACCAGCACTATCCACTATAGCCAAGGCACGACATGTTTCCCATTGCTCGTTTAAACCAACCCAAGCTGCATTAAACGAAACTATATCTGAACCACTTGCTGCAAAGGTAACTGTATTAACAGATGTGTCTGTTTTAACTACATCGATTGAACGCCCGTAGCACGATGATGCCATAGGTAAAGTCAACACTATGCCAGCAGTTGTTGCATCACATATCATAACGCATGGTGCAAGTGGGATTTCAAATGATGCTGATGTGTAATACAACGCGCCGTACGCTGGTTGATATGGAACTGGATCAAGTCCACGTAAATTAGATTGACGTATGGCAGCAGACGATTTACCTCTTCCAGATAATTGTTCTGGCTGTCCATATCGTCCATCTGTTGGATATGTAAGTGGCGCAATAATTGGCATAATTAAGCTCTTGGTGTATTACCTTCTGTAGTTGTTGCATGAAAACTAAATAACTTCCAAGCGGTACTTGTTGTTCCACTAATAGTAATAGTAAATGTCTGCCTGTCAGCAGATCGCTGTATGTGTCTTTGCGACACAACACTTTCTTTACTTGCTGGCCATAGATACGATCCAGTACTAGAAATTCCATTCATTCCAGTTAATGACCAGTTAGTCAGTACGGCTGTTGCGGAATCGTTACTTAAATGAAAATTTAAACTATGCAGTTTATTTGCCGAGTAATACATGTTGCCCTCTGCTGCAGACTGACCATACTCTCGTGAAACTAAACTCCAAGTAATACCTGTGCTAACCCTGCTTGATGCGCCATATGCAAGATCCGAGAATCCTTCTAACCTAAACAGCTTTCCGTTTCTGCTTCCTACATATAACTCTTGTGTGTCATCAGCAGTTTCTACAGAAACCATAGATGTAAACGCAGTTGGATTTGTCCAGTTAACCCAACCTCCAATACGTGTGTCATACACATACATACGAGTACAAGTAGAACCGGCAGCCTCACCAGCAACTGGAGCTAAAACATGTATTCGCCTATCGTGTATACATAACTCGGACTGAGCATATGCAGCAGCGTTGATATACGATGACGATGACAGTGGACCGTAGTCTTGACTGCGAATATTTAACACGCCTTCTAACGGTAAGCCAATAGCTTCAAGCTGCATACCCGTCAGTTGCATAATGCCTGATGATGTCAAATAAACAATTCGTCCATTAACAATACAAGCGCCACGCTTAGCAAGTAATCCTGTGCCTTCACCCTGTAAGAAACCCTGACTCGCAAATGTTGAAGGATTATCTCCCGTAAGGAGATAAGTAGATCGTTCCCGTAAAATAGCCAAAGCTGCAGAAGTACTGTTCTCGCGGACAAGGCCATCACCACCAATTGGCACCATGTCCATAATCTGTTCTTCATCCGTCCTAGATGAAATACTAAAGCTTGTACCTTTAGTTTTCATCATTGCGTCATTGAAGTCAGGGACATTAGTTGTGTAGATTCCATACTCGTTTGCAGAATCTAAAAGCCAGCTCGTATAGACAGTATTATTAACGGACACAAACAAACGGCTATTAAATACGGCAATAGATGTACACCCCGTAGGAAATGAATCACGACCATAACGTAATCTGTACCCACGTGTACCAATGCCATTGTCAAATAGTAATCCGGAGTCTTGCACTTGATCGATAAAAGTAATTTCGTTAGTAGCAACGTCTGAGAATGATGAAGTTGCACCATTCCATTTTGTGCTATCAACATATGAAGCACCTGTGTCCAAGTCAATAATTGCAATTAACCTACCAACATCGTCCCCAGTCAAAACATTTTTACGATATAGCAAGCCGTATTTATATACGCAGTTGCCACCACCAATGCGTCGCAAGTCTCCTGTATATAACTTAAGCGTTACTTGGTTAACGGCAGCCGTGATTGTTACATCAGCACTGAACTGTGTAGGTGTAGTTTCAAAACCATCACCAGTAGGTAGTTCTGGGGTTGTTGCCCATGCTGCCACACCTGCTGCTGCTGTGGGTGAAGAAGGTAGCGTGTATGGCCTCCACAGTGATAGTGCATACGAGTACTTACTTGAAGGTGTTAATGCCCCTTGCTTGGTAATCTCACCAAACGATATACACCATTCGTTATTACGTAATGTTGGTAAGTCGTAATCAAGCTTAAAATATAGATAGCGAACAGACGTTCTAAATGCCTGAGACACAGGGAATAACTGAAACGTCAAGTAACCTTTGTCTTTGTCATACGAACACTGGCCAGTCCATTCAGTCTTATTCCCAACTCTAAAACCCAAGCTGAATGGCGGTATAGACGAATTAATAACTTCAGAGAATGCTGCCCTGATACTTAAGCTTTCAGTTTCCGTAAATGAATAGTTTGCGCCTAAGTCTATCTTTATATATTCACCTTCTAGATAACGTGCGTATGTATCAACTGGTGACGTAGCTTCAAATGTAGTATTGTCTTGCTTACCCATTAACTTGGCTAAGCCAGTAGGGTCATCCTGTGGATCAGATAATGCAAGCGCACTATTAATAGCATACAGAGACGTGTCTTCAATCAACACGTAACTTGCACCACCTCTGTCAAAAGCTGTGCTTAGCCTGATCTGTATGCCAGTTATGATATTGGCATACTCTCTAAAATCTACAAAGACTTCAAATCTCTGCCAGTCACTTGAGTTACGAGCAGCAGATGGCCTAGCATTGTAATAGACCTCGGCTCCATCAATACGTTGATTGGATGCAAATGCTGAGTTGTCCGTAGTCTTATATGCATTTACTCTGATATCAATCGTGTTGGCACTAACAAAATTTGTAAGGTCATCTTCATTCCATATGTAGCATGTAAATACATACAAGCCAGCATTCTTTATGACCTTAAACGTACTAGATGAAACAGCAGTAAACACAAATGGACCTGACAGCAATGTGCTATCAGTAGTCACAGTAAATGTTGTAGTGTTTACTATTGTTCTAACATAGTAAATTGTAGTTAGAGATACCCCACCAGTAGTCGCTTGAAACTGAATCTTTTGACCAATTGATAAACCATGTGACGTTGTTGTTACTACGTTTGATAATGCTCCAGCTAAAACACTAAACGTAAATGGTTCGCTATCAGATACTAAATTAATAGTTCGTACATCAATATCTTGGGTTAAAAAGTCTTGTATCTGATCAATCTTAATACAACGTTTTCCAGTCGATCCGTCCCTAGTTGAGATGTAATTCTGTGGATTTTTAGCTGTTGTAGCAAACTTGTTTGTGGCTCCAGATGTAATATTTTGCACATCTGTAGTGTTGTAGTTCCATCTGTTAAAACCACTATTTACATTTAACTCAAAACTTGGATCACCAATTTGATTTACCCAAGCAGCACTTGGAAGCGAACTGAATCCACTTGTCAAAATAGGGGCTGTATTTCTTGCACCTATTTGTGCACCAGCCATAACCTGTAACGATGATGCCGTCGCTGTTGGCTTTACGTTTTTTATTTGATCGTAGTTTAGATTAGGTAATGTCTCTGCTTCTACAGTACTACCATTCATGCGCACTCTAAATAGAGGGTTGGTGGAGCCACTGCAGCCATAGACGTATCGTCCATACTGAACCATACGTACGTTGTCAGCACTAGTAATGTTTAGTGGGCTACCAGTTGTCCTATCATTCAGTACTACAGGTTGATTTGCAGTTGTGTATCTTGTACCCAAACTGCTGTACTGGGATGTGTCATATGTATATAGTCCAGTGCCACTGGCAAATAACAACCTACTGGTTTGTCCGGCATCTCGCAGAACAGTCAGTTCTCTAATTGGATTTGCCAATGCAAAGTCATATGCAGGAGAACCTGTAGTGTTGTACCAAACAGAAGCCCAGCCATTACGTGGACGGACAGTACCAGCAGTAATGAATAAATTGTTTAAGCTTTGGCAAAACCCAGCGTCAATACGCGACGGATCGTTATAGGTATCAATACCTTGAAACTTGCGATCACCGAGCGTAAATGGTTGCTGATTATTTCTAACTTGTCGTACTGCCATTACGAACACCCTTTTCGTGACCAGCCAGACGCCACAACACTATTGTTGCTATATACGCTTAGAGCTACATTGTCTACATCGTATTGTACATTAGGTGCCACATTAAACTGATAATTGCAAGTGTCTGGGTCATATCCGTAATTAAATAATCTAAATACTGGTAACGTATACGGCAACACATACTCAATACCGTATGTGTCATGTACCCACTGTTGCGTACTTGTACCAATGTCTATCCATGTACAGTCGGATATTGTGTTTACTAACCAATTTAAATGGGTAAATGTACTGTTGAAATATGTTCCAGTAACACCTGTACTCCAAGTAAATACTGGAGTTCTTGTGACTACTGGTAGATCAAATAACCTAAAAACTGGAATAGTAAATGGCAGTGACGCAATTCCTACTCCACCAGTAACTAACCAATCACATGTTGTGTAATCTGCTGTACTCCAGTTGCAAGTTACATAATCACCAACTTCCCAGTCTGGGCATGGGCAAGGTACTGCTGCACCCGTTACTGTTGCGTTAGCATTAATAGTTGCTATGCCAGTAATGCTAGACGCGTTTCTCAAAACACTATTAGCAGTACTTGTTATTGATGCAACACCAGTAATACTAGAGGTAGCTTGCTTCTCACAAATGCCAGCTGCAACTATCGATCCAATACCAGTAATGGATGAACTAACTTGTACTTCTTTTGTAAACGCACCAGTAATAGTAGCTATGCCAATAAGACTTGACGCACCACGTTTTTCTGTGACGCCAATAGCTGATATGGAAGCAGTACCGGTAACACTTGCTGTTCCATTTACAACGCCACCAAGAACTGCATTTGCGTTGATCGATGCAATACCGGTAATACTAGACGTGGCTCGTTTTTCAACACGCCTACA